CCCACCAAATAGGGCAATCTCTTCCCCCAAAATTAAGACTTACAGCGTTTTAAAACAGCATAATGTAGTTTCTTCCCACCAAATAGGGCAATCTCTTCCCCCAAAATTAAGACTTACAGCGTTTTAAAATAGTTTCTTCCCCCAAAATTCAATAGATCAGAGCTTTAAAACAGCATAATGTAGGTAAGAGTTAAGGACTGCATTATGTGAGTATTTTTTTTCAATCGGAATGTATAACAATTAAAACATAAACAACATGAACGTATATGACTTTGCGCCTGACTTAGATTTGAGTAAGGAGGGAGAAGGTTCTATTTTTGGAGTGAAAGGAATAGAAGGTAGTGATGGTATAGTATATGCTAAGGTAGTTAGCTGTGCAGAAGTTAAGGATTACAGTTGTGATAGGTGTATTTTTTATGATTGTTATAAGGATAAATGTTTGTTATTGCGTAGTGATAGTTGTATAGATAGGGACTGGTGTTGAGGCTGCCATAGAGGGGGAGTAGGCGGCGCCTTGGGCTAAGGCCTGCGGTTGTAGGTGGAACATAGGTCGGAGCAGAGCCAGGACAGTTTATTGTGGAACGTAAAAAGAAAAAAGATGGAAAGGACAATACATTATATTTGGATAAATTGGGTATCTTCTACAGGTTCGGAAAGTAGTAGGCTAATAAGCAACAGGTCTATGCCGGTATCAGATGCCAAAGAGATGATATTAAGAACGAGTGCTAAAGAATTGCTTAAATACAGAGACCGAGTTGGTTAAAGGACTGTGTTCGTATTAGTGTAAGTGTACAGGATATTACGACCGGAGAGATCCTGTATAGAAGAACTATAAACATAAAGAAGAAGGAGATAGCGATATGAAAAAGGCATTTAAGATATTTTCTATTATGTTTGTCATAGAAATAGTGCTGATAGCTATTTTAGATGCTATGGCGTAAGTGAGAAAAATTTCTTCATTAATTTTCTTATGCCTTAAACAGAGTGCTCCCGTCTGCGAAGATCGGAACACTTGCTTTATGGGATTCATGGTGCGGTAGGTCGGTTCGATTCCGGCGATCTCACACAACATTAAAAACAAAGGAGGAAAGAAAATGAAAGATGGCATTAAATTGCATCCAGAACACGGATTGAATCCGTCTATAGAAGTCTGCATGATATGTGGCGAAGAGATGGGGATTGCTTTATTAGGGAATAACATCAAGGGGCAGGCGCCGCATCATATATGCACGGGCGAAGTATGTGACAATTGCAAAAAGATAATAGATGATGGAGGTTGTTTTATTATCGAAGTCGAGGATGGATCAGATCAAAAGAATCCGTATCGTACAGGAAGATATTGTGCGATAAAGAAAGAGGCGGCAAAGAAAATGTTTGGACAGGAGCATAATATTGTGTACATGGAAAAGTCTGCGTACAATCTAATAATACCATAAAAATGAAGAGAGATATGTTTACAAAACATATGGAAAAAGGTATATGAGATGATTGATAGGCAAGAGGATGGGGAATACATATGTGTTGCGTTAAGAAATGTAGTGTTTATGTATTTCAAAAAACATAAAAATATCTATGGGTTTCGTTCAGACGAAATGGTGAGAATATATTTCCCGGAATTGGAGGAGAAGATAAGTATGGCCACAGAACCAGAGGAAACAAGAACGTTTTATGGGTGGTTTGGTTGTATTAGTCCAGAAACGAAGGAGGTAAGGCTGAATATTGTGAAAGATATTATAAAAGAATTAGAATAGTATTTTTGTTAATCTATTTTATTCATCAAATTAAGTTTTGGGTTTTGGCATGTCGGTTCGTGAGGATAGGCATGCCTATTTCTGTATCATAGAGGGGATGACGCGGCGTGCCGGTATGTATGTGTCGGTTCTGGTTCGATTCTGGGCATCTCACAAACAATAAAACAAAAGAGTTATGAGAATATACAAGAATGATATTATAAAGGCGTCAGCGATAAGCACCGGCGCAGACAGAGGTGTGTTACTGTGTTCAATAATAGATTCGGGATTCACGTCTATAGCGGGAGTAATATCGGCTGTTAAGGATAAGTTACCAGGCAAAGATCATAAGAAGATGATTTTTGAAATACGGAATGATGGAAGAAACGAATATGGTAGATATAATAATTGCGGAGGAAAAATATGAAATACAGAGGTCTGTTGCTCCCTATGATATTAGCTGCAATGTGCGGAGATGATGCCTTTGTGCTAAATACTAAAAGGGGAAAAGGAATGCAATCTACATATAGAAGAGAAAAGATTGTCAGAACAGAAAAAGAATTTGATATTAATGGTACTAAAGTAATGGCATACTCAAGAAAGGATGCTATTAAAAGATTAAAACATAAGAAGTAGAAAACGTATTTTTATGTTAATGTTAGTTTTTTCATTTTTATTGAAAGGAGCGCCGGCCTGTGAAGGTATGCGCTCTTTGTATTTATATAATGCATAAAACAATAATAAGATGACAGATAATAACATAGATGTGAATATCGTACCTGTAAAGAATGGTGCGAAACGTGTTGTGGTATCATATTACCATTATTCACGCAAGGACAAAAATCACATGAGTTCCCAAACGGATTACGTTTGGGAAACAAAGAATGAAGAAATGTTTAAATACTTTGAGGCCAGGAGGACAAAAGTATTTTATAGTCAGATTCGTGCCATGTGTAGATTCTATGGCAAGAAAAATGTACGTAAATACAAAAAGTTATGATATTAAAAACGACAACCAACGAGTTTTGTTTTATTAACGTAAGTTTCTATGAAACAATAGCAGATCCTCGATATTTCTTTGAACAAGATTATGAAGAGATGCCGGAATATGAGGAGGAATTAGATTTTGATTTTGATTCTTATTGCAATAAGTTTATTCCTTTTGCACAGGAATGGGCGGATAAGGTGGGCGAACGCCTTTATGAATATGGTGTGAATAACATAAAGGTAATATCGGTAGGACATCCAAAAGAGTACAATTATGGTACTGATTGGATGGATGTAAGGATAGAGTTTTGTGATGAATGGAGGCAAAAGATGTTATCTAACATTGGTAAGATTGTTAATGATGATAAATGCAAGAAGTATGCGGAGGCTAATTATCGGTCGGTACCAGGATACATCTTTTTAGGGCCTGAAGATTTAAAGGAATTTGAAAAGAGAATAATAGAAAGAAAGTCGGATTATGGATATGATGTAACAATATTATTAAATATGTATCTAACTTTGGCTTTTGTAAAAGAATTTGGATTTAAGGCCGGAGAAGCGTGGAGTGAAATAACAGAATATGCTTACGGATGTTTGTCGTATTCCAATTTTGCAACAACAGAGATGCTTATACCAGAAGGTTCGGAGCATTTATTCAAAGACATTTACACGGCAAAGGCCGACGAATTATATCATCATGTCCTGGATAAATTCGGATGGGCGTGGCGTGATCCGAAATATAAGTCAGAAACAGAATTATGCGCAATGTTAAAATGGGCAAAAGAAAAAGGCTTGACCATTGAAGAGTTAAGTATTTAATTGTTAAACATAAGGCAGTAGTGGTGCGTGAGTATAGGTGCTGCCGTTAAAATATTTTATAAGATGAAAAAAGAAGAGATTCAAACTATTTTATACACAATCAAAGAAGGAGACAGTATTAAGATCAAAGTACAAGACAAAAGTGAAGAGATAAGACTGCGGGATCATGTAAGAAGAACGCAGAAATACGGATACAGATTTTGTTTGTCTCATTTGCATGATGGAATTTTCTACTTGGAGAAGTTGGAAGAAGGGGATAAGGATAAATACTATAGAGTAATAAACAGAGGAAATGGAAAGACCGGAGTATAATAAGTTACGCAAAATGGCTAAGACTACTCCAGGTCTGATAGTGGACGAGGCGCAAAACATGATGCGTGTATCGCTATACGATAATGGGGAACTTAAGAAGGTGGTAGTAGTAATGAAATGCGATTCTTTTTTACAGTCAAAAAGTAACATAGAAAAGATAATGTTATTATCATCTTCTATAGAAGATAGAAAAAACAAAGAAAAAAATAAAACAAAATCAGAAAATGAACAGAATAACAAAAATAAGAGAAGAAATAGGAGGAAAACAGGTTGATTTGACCTTTTACGGGCGCTTTTGCAGCCTTATCGAAGGTGATAGAAAGATAATACTAAGGGCGATAAAAAACGGTCGTAAAAAAGGCGTAATCGGAGCCATTCAGCCTGGAAGACATGATAGAATTTGGACCACATGGTCTATTGCTTTTGATGATCTGGAGGTAGGGGATACGGTAGAGTTCACTACATCTGGAAAATACAATCCCGGATTTCATACTACGGAAACGTATGTAGGGTGTGTAGAATGGATAAAAGGATCGGAATGTGCGATAAAAACCGGTAAGGGAATAGCAGTAGTATTAATTAAACACGTAGAAAGGGTAGTAAAATGATGGGGTTGAGAGAATTTGTAGAACTTTTTGACAAGAATGAAGTAAAGAATTTGTTTAATGCATTGTCTTCATGTATAGAATACGTAAGGATAGATTTGCATGTATTTAATATAGGTGCTCATGTTGCGTGTCTGTACAGTAATGATCCTGAATTGCTTTCACAGGCAGAAGGTTGTAATGTGAATATGATAATAGAGGTGCCCTACTTGTTTGAAGCATTTATGGAATACGCTTCACCGGAACTGAAAGCTTATTATGATGAACTAACAAAAGAAGTATGAAAGAGGAAGTAGAACGGATAAAGAAGTTGGTAGGCATAGATCATAACAGATGGGAGCAACCTTGTACATGTGATAAATGCAAGAACATGTGTAAGGTCCCTTGTATTGGTACGCCAAAAGACATAGAAGCTATCATAGATGCAGGATATGCTGACAGGCTAAAAGAGACAATGTGGATGGTGGGGTATCTTGCAGTGAAAGAAAAACCAATAGCGATGATCCAGCCAACAGAAAAAGACGGGTGGTGCGCATTCCGCCAGCCGGACGGTCTCTGCGAGCTGCATGACCGCGGACTAAAGCCGACTGAAGGAGTTCTGGCTTCTTGCAAGGTGGTTGAAGAAGACGATATTCCAACATACGAGACATCCGTACTTAGAGCGGTAGCCCACGAGTGGGTTAAGGTAGAGAACTTCGCAACTATAATGAGGGTCGTTTTTAAATACTTGCATTACAATGAACGTAGAGAACAAGATAAATAAGATAGCTAAGATCTTAAAAGAAAAAGGATTTATTGTGTATAAGAAAGGCGGAAAGGAACCAGGTGTGTTTTACGCCAAAGAAGGTGACAGCCGGATAGGATTCGTTTATCCCAACAACGGATATATATACGACAGGATAAAGATGTGGTCTTTTTCAAGGATATATAAACCACATAAGAAAACCGGATCTTCGTGTTTAATGTGTGTCAGCGACGAATTTACTATAGAAAATGCGATTAAGAACATAGGGGATAGACTGTGGGTAAATTATATAAAAGATGGTAACAGAAAACGACCAGAAGAATATAAAAATATAAGAGAATTTGTTGGTAGCTTCACTAAATTCTACAACTCTGTAGAATTAGTTGAGGTTAAGTAGTTTTCCATGTAAGTTAGTTACCGGCACTGGTCTGCGAAGATAGGTGCCGTTTTTTTTATTCAAGAAAGGAGGACAAAGATGGAGAAAAGAGACAAGAAGATACCTTATGAGGTAGTCATACAGGAAAGAAAAAGGGTGGATTTATACGGTAACATAGTGTATTATATCCATTGGTTTGATAAATATGGGTACAATATCACAAAAGAATGGAAATTTTGGAGCAAGGGCCCGAAAAAGAAATACGATAGAGTTAATCGTTATCTAACGGATAGTTGGCTGAAGGAATACTGTGGGAATAACAATTTAAAGATAAGTAGAATAAAGGAATGAAAACGATAAAAGTAGACAAAGTGATATTATATTACATGGATCGGGTAGACCCTGACGGGAACTTATACCGGTTCTATGTGTATAAAGGAATGGCATCTGAAATAGAATACTTTTGCACTGAAGAGGCAGGTAATATGACCATACCAATCGGAGAAGGAGAGTATGTCAAGATCGTACCAAAAGAAATAGAGAAAATACCGGTAAGGGGATATAGGAAGCTTGCTGGAATATGGAATTGTGAAACATGTAACGGGAAGGGATGGCATAGGCTTTTTAATTATTTCAAATACAAGCCAGACATATGTTATATTAAAAACATAGGGCGTGATAAAAATGGAAACACAAGATATGAAGTATCATTATTTAATGCCACTATGAATGTGACAAGGTATTTTAATCTGTGGAGAATGAAGCCAGGGATGCATGCTATGATAACAAACGAGTACGGAGTCTTGGATATTATAAAAGAAAAATTCGATAACATAAATATAGTGGAATATAGTGGAATATGGATATAAATAAAAAGAGTAGAAAAGATTATGAGAAGTTTCTTAACTCAATATCTCCAGATAGAGACGATGAGGCATGGATCATTGGAGGAAAGAACAGGTATTGCGGTAGAGAGAATTATGGCACTATGATCAAAAGGTATGATCCTATTGGTTTTAATGTAGGATACAGGGAGTGGGTAGAACAGCCAGAGTAAGGCGGCGCCCGTCCTGCCATGAGGCCAGCCTGGCTGTTCGTGGCCAGGGCCATACATTAATCAGATAGTGAACGGCGAAAACAATACATAAAATGGGAAACGAATTAAAACTTAACAGCGCAGAAGAAGCAGAAGTAATTTTAAGAAATGGTGGCTGATTATAAAGGTCGCATATATGAATATTACGAGTTCAAGAGAGAGGTCATTGATAAGATAAGATAATTATATACCTAAAATAATAGTTTATGGCATTCAAAGAATTTATGAAAGAAGTGGGCTATAACCTACTGACTACCTTTTGGGAAGATTTTAGTATAGCCGACAAGTATGGTATAGTAAGTGTCAAAGATACCTACAGACGTGCGTTTAGCGAATGGAAAGACGATTATAAGTTCTTCACGGAATTAACGCTCGTATTGAATCATAAAATCTGGCAGCATTATGAAAGCAATCGTGAACTGGCTGCATTGTATGACCGGTTGTGGCGAGAAGCTGACGAGTATGCCATGAGCAACTTTAAGGGAGAAGAACTTGATTATTATTACAGAATAACTGATTAGCTATGTTATACCCGTTTTCATTGACGCTTGACTTATATATACAAGCCGAATCGTTTGAAGAAGCCAAGAAATTAGCAGAAGCATACGTACAAGATGCTTCGTTAGATACAACTGACTATCCGGAAATAGTACAGGATGTGTTGGAAGTGGCAGAGTATGGAATAATTGATGTAGAATAATAAATTAATATTATGACAGCAGCAGAAAAATTGCGTATGGAAATAGCGCAAGAAGCACCATTTAGTAAGGACGAATTTATTAGTAAAATCTCTCGTCTAATTAAGGCGTATGGATATGCAAGTTTTATTTGCGACAAGCATATTCGAGAAACCGATGTATCGCCTAACGGTAACACGATTCGTATGGTACATGAACAGATAGCAATTGATTTTGCTCGTTATGAGGGTTTCTTAGTATCATACAAACATAACAGTTATGGTGTTAGATATATAGTATTCACTCTTTGACATACTCCCATAGCTAAAGCAAACGGGATTAAAAGAATGTAGCAGGGAAGAGGCATTTGACATCATTCAAGGGTGGGATAAAGAGTTTGCAGAGGAATATGGGAATTGTGATTTTGATGGATCATACTATGATGAAATAGATGCATTTATCGAAGAAAAATTAAGAACTATTTAAAATATAAAGACATGGAAGACGATCTTATTACAACAAAAGAAGTAGGCGATTATCGCATTAAAGTGTATTATTGCCGTGATTCAGAATGTCCTATAACTAATTGGGGTTTGTTTGGGTCATTCTTTTTTGAATACTCAGATACACATCGATTACATGATGAATGCGATTGGAAAACTTTCTTCTACGATAACAAGCATGATCTTAGAGATGTTATTGATGCTATTGTAATGAAGCATATAGAACAGAAAGACATTGTAAAATATTTAAAGAAAGGGGAAGCGAATGGGATCTCATTCACATACAACAGAGGTGGCAATGTATGGGAGTTGAAACATAAGACAAGTCTATATATAGGTCAAGAGTTTTCACCAGGTGATTTGAAGGACTTTGATTGCAGAGGAGAATTAATAGAGGATCTGGATGATGAAGACCTGTTAGATATCATATCCAAATATGGAAAAGATGTGGTAGCTATAGAGTGGTCGACAAGGGGTTATAATCAAGGTGATTATATAAAAGGGATAGCATACGTTACAAAAGAAAAATATGATAATGAAGTCTGCAACAAAGAAGGAGACTGGAAAGAAGATTGTGCCAAGATTATAGATAATGAGGTAAAGTCCATAGGTATGTGGATGTGGGTCTATTCTGGTTGCATTCGGCGAAGAGAATGCGGAAGCATTAAGATCTTCTAATATTGAAGGAAGATATATACAGGTCAATCAAGAACCGTGTAACACCCATGTAGATTGGGAACAACGTAGATACGAGATAGCAAAAACCATACTTCCTATCACATCCGTATCAGGACGTGGACCTCACGGTGAATTAATATTGGAAGCGTGTGATAAGGCGGCTGAATTAGCTGTAATATATGCGGATGCTTTAATTAAAGAACTGAAATGAAATCAACAGTATATGTTCATCTTGAGAATGATTATAGATTTTATAGACTTCCTCTATTTAGAGCTACGGCTGTAAAATACGGATGGGATAATCCTATAGGGGAAGACAGCGGGAGAGAAAGAAAATATGATTCACAGTATTAAATGGGTATATCATGAGCACAAGTAAAGAATGCAAGGCAGTAAGGAACTGTATATTAAATGAACTTCACCTTACCAAAGAAGATATAATCAAAAACATAGAGCCGTTATTGGAGAAACACGTAAAACGGTACATGGTTAATACATATGGAGGTGACAACCAGATAGAAAACTGGATCAGATGCATGGTGAATGATGAACTCAAACGAAGAGATCATGATTTTGTAAGAAAAGCGTGCGAGAGCGTCATCAGGGATCATGTATTAAATGAGTTGAATATAATCGTAAGATCCAAAAGTGAGAAATGTACATGTGAAAACAGAGTACCATCCGAAGAGGATAAGAAAGAGTCAACTGACGGACTGTATATAATCTACAAAGACGGACATGCAGAGCCGTTTACCGGCGATAACTCCAAAGATTGTGTACGATACATTGGGTTGAAGCACAGATACATGTCATTTGCAATCTCACTGACGGAGCATGATATCGTACAATTGCTTGACGATGATAGCCGTGAAGAATCCGGAAGTGGGACATATTATGAACGTGAATGTGATGCGCTGTTTGACATTGACGGACGCGGCAATACGGAACGCCTTGTAGCCAGAAATCCAAAATTGAGAAATCTGCTGGAAGATGGCGAGTATATACCATCTCTTGGTCAATTAAATTTAATGGCCCATTATATGAACGAACTAAACAAAGCATTCGCTTATGTTTCGGCATCTCCCCTCTCCTCGACGTGGTATTGGTCCAGCACTGAGAGCAGCCAGGCCGTCGCGTGGTACGTGGTCTTCTCCAGTGGCCTCACGGGCACCGGCAACAAGCTCGTCGGAGACATGGTTCGGACGGTAATTGATTTTTAAAAAGGATTACAATGATAACATCAGTAAAAATAAAAGACAATACAAAAACTCCTTTTGAATATGCTTCTGACATAGAAGCGTTTGAAAATAGTAGAGAATTTATTTTCAAGCCAGGAGTGAATGTAATTATAGGTAAAAACGGTAGTGGAAAATCAACTTTGCTTAACATCATATCAATGTATGCGTTATGTGAGAAATCCATGTGCTCTGAAATACTGATCGAGGCACTGGATTTTCCACCTATATTTGATGATGATGACAAGGTTCTTGATGGGATTGACATATCATCCGATTATGCAGGGAAAGTATTCCGTTTATTGCCATTGGCGGAGATGAATCGAGATAGCGTATTGAAAAACATCAGCAACTTAGATTTGTATGTGAATAATATTCGAAGATCTTATGGAGAGAAAGTGGTGTTATCATTGGAATCACTTTTCAATTTAATGTTCGGTCAAAAGGATTATACATTTCCAATACAAGATCTTGTAGAATACAAGAAAAAATCAAATGCGTTTTGGATTAAAAGAATTGATAACCTGTTGAAGTATTATGAAAAAAATCGCATAACATTAACAAAAAGCAGTTTTGAGTACACGGTTCTCATGGATGAGCCAGACAGAAATCTTGACATTGACAACATAATGCAAATTTATAATGTATTGTCATTCCATAAACCACAAACACAAATTATAGCCATAGTACACAATCCGGCGTTGATTTACAAGTTAAGCAAATTAGATTGTGTGAATTTCATAGAGATGACAGAAGGGTATCTTAATAAAACTTGTACATTTGTGTCTAATTGATCAAGGCATTTATATGCCATTTTAACACATTTTTTATAAATCAATTAATTATTCATTTTTAAGTCACAGTCATGAAAACATTAAAAGAAAAAGACAAACAATCTTTTTTAGCAAGAAAAGAAGAAGTTTATTCCTTAATAATGGAAATGGGATCATTATTGGCAGATTATGATCATCAATGGTCTAATGAGCTAAGAAGAAAATTTGAAAGGTTATGACCGACAGAGAGCTTCTTGAAGAAAACAATAAGATGTTAAAGGAAATTCTAAGTTTTGTGAGAAAAGTTGATTCTGCTGAATACAGGGATCATCAAGACTTTATGGAATTTCTTAGAAATGTGGCAGCCGATATATGGGTGGAATATACGGAGCCTGAACAAAGAAGTAAGTTGTTTAATCTAATAAATAAAGAAAAATGAAAACAATTTTTGATTTAAGCAGAGATGAGATTGTGGAATTGACAGACGAAGACATAAGTCTGTATATAGACAAAGAGCTTGCTAATAAAGGTATTCCAATTGAAGCTAAAAACTGGAATATAAAGAACAAAAAAGAAATCTCGTACCCCAAAACAGGAGTTCCATTATTTGTATTAAAAGATATCGGCATCGGTTTTAGAACCATAGAAGGTGCAACTGAGGTGGCTAATTTGCTTGTCAAGTATAATGCATTTAAAACAGAATCGAGATATCTGGCAGGATCGTATGAACAGTTTTGGATCATGAAGGAGAGTGTTTGCCCGGCTGTTAAAGGAGAAACAGGATATAGCGAGGAAGAGTTTGATAAGATAGATGAGAAAAATAAAAACCCTGAATTGACAGGTATAAATACCTTCAATGACACCGTGAAAAAAGCCAATGAAATCAAAGATAGGGTATTGAAATACGTGTACAATATAAAACAAGAGCGTTCATATAACAATGACATGGTTGGCATCTTTGAGAGGTATAAGGATATAGCAGATGGCGACATGGAGGTGGCTATGAATTTTATCAAGGAGGCCTATCCATTCAATGAAGAAACAGAGGTGTTTATCAGAAAAAAGTTCGACATGTTTATACCAGTTCCTATACCTGACGAATTAAAATAGCAGCAATTAAGCTAAATTAAATCATTTTGAATCTTTTTTATTATCGAAAGACATATCTTTGTCCAAAAAAAACAAACATAATGGAAGAAAAAGAGATAAAAGAAGCTATGATTGAAGCCCTGACGCACTTAGAGGGGTGTAAGTATTTCGTGGCTACGATAGTAAATGAAGAGGAAAGAAGATTTGATATGAGCCAACGAATGTCACAGCATCAATTGGCGTTAGTTATAAAAGGTATCTTATCTAATAATGAGATGATGATGATGGACGTTTTGCAGTGGTGTTCTGAAAGATTTAAAAACAGTATAGAGAAAGGAAAGAAATCAACTAATTAAATATTAATACAATGAATCGCTGGTTTGAAATTACGGTAAAAGCCGAGATTGATAATATCGAGAACGGCAAAAAAAAGAAAGTAACTGAAAAGTATTTGGTGGATGCCTTGTCTTACACAGAGGCAGAATCAAGATCGTTGGAGATCTTCAAGGATTTGTACAATTCTTTCGAGGTTGTAAAAATTAATCCTATTAAAGTGTCGGAAATCTTCTTCAACGGAGAAGCTGAGTACTGGTATAAGTGTAAGGTGAATTACATTACACTGGATGAAAAGAAAGGTAAAGAAAAGAAAACGCCATGCTATATGTATGTCCAGGCCGGCAATCCGAAAGACGCTGAGGCTGTGTTAACTAAAGGTATGCAGGGCACGTTAGGAGACTGGAATTGCGAAGCTATTGCTGAAACGAAGATCATTGATGTATTCAAATACGATCTTCAGAAGGGAGCTGAAAAATTAGGCGAGAAGAAGAGTGAAGAGTAAGGCTGATGTAGTTTCCAACATAGCGCTTGTTGTGGCGATAATATCATTGCTTTCAGCAGGCGCTTTCCTTTTGATAGTGATTAAGACAGACGAGGTATCTAAATTATTAATGAACGTACCTTATCTACTGGCTTCAGCGGGATTGTTCTTTTCAATAATATCATTATTATTCGAATGGAAAGCAAGGAAAAGAAGCTATACGTCTGCGAACGATGCGGACGAAAAGTGATGATAAGAAGTCATGGCTTATGCCAGGCTTGTAGGAGCAAAGAGTTGACTCCGAAGAAAAAAAACAGAATTACATCCATTAAAAACAGCAGCAAGAAGAAAAAGTTAGAGAACCCGGATTTATCTGGGTTTTTTCGTCTTATGTTGGAGGAGTTGGGTAGCATTCGAATGTCTATGACTGGTAAGGCTATTCATTTTCCTACAGTATGTAACGTCTGTCACATACTTCCAAAAAGGATATATAAGTCGGTTGCCACTTGCAGAGATAATATAGTTTTTCTACATGAATCGGAGCATACGGTATTCGACATGTATCTTGACCGGATGGAATTTGATAAACTTGAAACAGAATTTCCTTTTGTATGGAAGTATGCGGTAAAGAAGGTGCTGGATATGGAAAGCAGGGGGATGATTAAAGAAAGAGGTAGATTAATTATTGAAATAATTGACAGATATGAGAAAGCTTTATAAAATAAGAATAGAAGCTGACAATGAAACTATCTTTTATGCTCACATACAAAGAGAGAGTTATGGCAAGGATATAGCTATCGCAGTGAAAGATAGAGATAAAGATGAAGTGGAAACAGTGTTACATTGTATTAAAGAAGAATTGATTAGAGGAAGATCATGAAAGAGAAGATAAAAATATTGACAGATTTAGGGTTTGCGCCTATGGTAGAAGGAGAAGGAAATACGTTGTTTAGAATGAACGATGTTGTGATGTCGGTGTCAGATCCTAACCAAACACCAGAGCAGTTGAAGAAGGAGGTTATGTCTTTAATAAAGAACAGAGACATAGCAGAAAAAGGTGGACAGGTTCCAGTAGTTGAAGAGCCGGCGCCTGAGCCAGAGCAGGCCCAGAAGGAGGAACCGGAAGCTCAGGCGGAGGAAGCCGCTCCTAACCCTGAAGAAGAAGATTCGAATCCGTTTATAGAAAATCAGGAAACATTAGAGCCATTTTATATCTGCGATGAGTTGAAGAAGATTGAGACTCCTAAATTCGTAAGATTGACATTAGACGATAATCGTTTTTATGTAAGGAAGATGGATGATGGGACGGCCAAGATATATGCTTCGGTAACAACTTTAATCAAAGATGGGTATGTAGATGATAAGACCGCACTTCAGGAATGGAAGCAAGAGATGAAGATGCTTGGTCGCAATCCGGAAGAGGTGGCACAGTATGAAGCTGATAAGGGAACGATCATGCACTACTTATACGGATTGTACCTAACAGGTAGAGATATGGTCTTAAATCGAAGTTTTATAGTTAAGACAGTGCAAGAAGGTAAGCTGAAGATATCTAAGAAAAATCTTGATCGGTTCTTTAACAGTATTGATGATCTTGATGATATGATTGTCAGAATTATGAGGTTTGCCAAATTTTGTTCGGAGTATAAGGTTAAGCCGATGATGATTGAAAGAATATTGTCATTAGAAGACTATTTGGTAGCTACGCCGATAGATGCGATGGTTAAAATGACATTCAAGTACAAAGAAGAAGGTTATTTTGGAGCCGTGTATCAAAGGGCCACAGGGCAGTTCAAAAAAGGTGATCCGAAGAAGGAGGTAAGAGACGTGGAGAAGGAAGAAGTGGTTATTCTCGACTTTAAATCAGGGGGAATATGGGAATCATATGCATTTCAATTAGAAGCTGAAAGAAGAATGGTTAAAGCATGGTATGGGATTGATGCACGTATTATGAACTTTTCTCCAAAAAGCACGAGCAGCAAAGGATATACGCTGAAAGAATGGACAGAAGACAGTATAGCACTTGAAAAGGCGGACTGCGTGTTCCAACAAGGTATGTTGAATCACCTTAGAAAAGATAAGAAGTTCAAAGTGAGAAAAGGAGTGCTGAATATCAATAAGCCGTACAATGAAGAGGATCATACGGTCGTGTATGATATTGCAGAGGAAATGTCTAAAAGATTCATAATATGAACGATATTGTTATTCCTGAAGGAGATTATATAGAAATCGTAAAACCGATATGCATCAATCCTTTTGGTGATTATTTTATTAACATCAAAAGGGGTTCAAGATTAAGATTATCGAAAGATTTGAAAATAGGAGATAAATATGCAATATGTGTACTTGCATCTCATAAGAAATATGGCAAGACCATCGAAATAATAATGCCTATATTGGTCAGAAATACAAGAAGAGTATGAAAAGAAAAATTAGAAGAACAGGAGAGATAATAGAAGTAATCACTTTCAGTAGCTCAACTACAAGAAGCGACCATGACAGAATACAGTTCTATGATAATAATGGGAATGTGATAAGTGAGAGTTTAAATTTTTATCTCGATACCCTTCCTGTAAATGACGAAAACAAAGATGTAGACTGGGAGCAACGTAGATTCGATCTTATTAAGGCTTATTCTATTGAGTTTGTTAAAGCACAAAATAGAAAAGGTGAAATAGATTGCGGAGTATATGTACCAGATGTGGTGTCATGGTCTATAACTATAGCAGATAGAATCATAGAGGCGATGAGAGGAGTTAAAAATGCTTGATTTTAGAAAATACGAAAACGTACCCCGGTTTCAACTTGACCGCAGACCCGGCAGGAGCCGACTGAAGCTAACCTGCCCGGCCTGCGGGAAAGGCCGGTGCCTTACTCCTTATATTGATGTGGCAACAGGTCAGATTGTTGGAAACGAGTTCGGAAGATGCGATCATGAACGGACTTGCGGTTACGATAAACGACCTACCGGCAAGGATGTAGGTGACAAAGATCTTTGGATTTCTGGGAATAAGTGTATAAGAGCTTATCGTCCTCCTGTAAACCCTGATGTTGTAAATTACATACCTTTTAGCGAGTTTGAGAGGACTGTGGTTCCAGATGATAGAAATACTGTATTTAGATTTTTATCGTCTCTATGGGGAAAAGAAAGGGTATCTGACGTATTTAGAAGATATCATGTCGGAACAATGGACTTATGGGGATGGAAAGGGTGTTGTATATTCTGGCAGATAGATAAGGACTTTGTATGTAGAACCGGCAAGATCATGGACTTTTATATAAAGACCGACAGCCAGGGGAATGAGATTGATGTAAAAAGAGTGAAAGAAAAAGACGGTGACAATGAGCGGCCTCATGTCATGTTTTATCACTCGTTGCATGCAAGGGACTTCTTGTTTAGACAATGCCTGTTCGGAGAACATCTTCTAAGCCAGTATCCGGATAAGGTGGTTAATTTGGTGGAATCAGAAAAGACGGCTATTATATGCGCTGTGAATAAACCAGATGAGTTATTTGTCGCTACCGGTGGGTTGCAGAATCTAAGGCCGGAAGTGATAGATGTTTTAAAAGATAGAAAGACCGTAGCTTTTCCGGACAAAGGACAAGCATTTGAGACATGGAGTAAAAAGATAGATGGGATGATGATGAGATCAAGGATAAAAGTATCGGACTATCTTCAAAATGTTGAAAATGTAGGAGATGGAGATGATGTGGCAGATTTGATAATTAATAACAAGGTAAAAGAGAAATATCATGAGCCTGGATGTTTATATTAAGAGTAAGAAGAAGGAAGATCGTGAATGGGTTGCAAACATCACCCATAACATGAACAAGATGGCACAAAAAATATTCGTATCAGAAAACAAAGAAACGCTGTACGATTATGTTTGGAGACCAGAAGAATTGTATAGAGAAATATATACCAATGAGATGAAGAATGTACTTACAAAAGGTATATGTATTATGATCTCCAAGAGAAAAAGTCTTTTGAAATACGAGCCAGAAAATGGATGGGGGTCTTATGATTCATTTCTTAAGTTTCTTATCAAATACAAAGAGGCGTGTGAAGATCATCCGGGTTATATAATTGAAGCAAGTAGATAACAACATGGAAAATTATAAAAATACTTTAAATGAGGTAGTGGTGATCGAATCGTCACCAGAAACGTATTTTGTTTACGCTATTCGTAATGCTATTCGTATCTCTAAATGCGCGTATCCGACAGCCAAGAAAGTAATTTTCAAAAGAGAGGACGTAGAGGTAGAGATCTCGGAAATGGAAACTGAAAACAGTTTGTATGAAAAGTTTAAAGAAAAACAAAAGAATAGGGTATGGAACTTAATAAGCGCCAACAACGGGTTTTAAGAGGCGAAATTTGTCCTTATTGCGGAAGAGAGACTGAGCTGGTAAATGCCGATAAAATATATAGCAGAAAAGGCTTAGGGATGGTTATGATGTGTAAACCATGCAACGCTTATGTCGGTGTTCATGAATCAGGGCCGAATAAGGGAAAAGCTAAAGGCCGGCTTGCGGGGCCATCACTGAGATCTCTTAAGATAAGAGTCCATGCCGAACTTGACAGACTATGGTCTACGCCGGAGGAACGGGAAAGGATGTATAAAGATTTATCTGAATTTCTCTCTATACCGGAAGAATACACACATATAGGTATGTTTGGCGAGAAGACGATGGGAAAAGTATTTCAATTCTGTCATGTAAACAAAGAGCGATCAGGTTCGAGAATAGAATGGCATAAACCTGGAGATAAGTGCCCTAATAAAAACAATCAAATAGTGTCAGGAAGTAGCGCATGTAGAGGATGTCCTGAGTATCTTCATGATGAGAAAGACGGGTATGTCTGGTGTGATCCTGATATGAGTTACGGCAGGTTGAAATAGGGCGAGAATTGCCTATCTTTGTGCTATTATCAATCAAAAAAATGTAAGAAGATGGGCAGATCAACAGAGTACTACAGGACTCATCCCGAAGCCAGGAAGAAAAAGGCTAAAAAAGACAAGGAGATAAATGCCAGACCGGAACAGAAAGCCAAACGCCGAGAGCTTGGTCGTAAAAACTACGAAACGGACAAGAAGAAGGGTAAGGGCTGGAGAAAAGGAAAGGATTGTTCTCATACCAAGAACGGTCTTAGGTATAAATCAGTAAAAGCTAATAGGGGATCCAAATCGGATACGAAAGGTGACAAAAATGCAAGAGGATCTGAAAAATAAAATAGATATAAGAAGGATATTCAAAACCTCTAAACAGGTTATGGAAGAGGCGTATGAGAATATCTTGAAATACAGGCGGGGAGAGCTTATCCCCGCTAAAACCGGATACGATTATATTGATGAGGCTTTGCTTGGAGGTATTTTTCCTCAGCACGCTATTGCCATAGGAGCCCGGCCATCTGTAGGTAAATCGTATGTGGCCCAAAAGATATTGGAAAATGTGATGAATCCGATGATCAACCCGCAAGCAGAAGATTATTTTCTTGTTAATTGCGAGTTCGAAATGAATCCTCAAGATCTTCTTCTTCGTAGAATGAGCCAGGATATGAAAAAGCGAGCTCCTGAAATATTAAGAAGGCAAGATTCTAATACAGTAGAAGAGATGAGGATGTTTGAAATCCTTCAAGGTGAAATCAGGAATAATATAATATACATCGATGCTCCGTGTACGGTAAAAGAGTTTGAGGCGGCTGTGTATCATATAGCTACCAAACACAAAGACAAACGTCTTATAATATTTAAAGTCGATCATATTGCTTTGATAAAAAGAATGGGGTTAGATCCTAAGTCGGCTATAGATGATTTGGTGGCGGTTATGAACGAAGCTAAATTAGTATATAAAAACATATTTTTCCTCATCATATCCCAATTCAACAGAGAGATAGAAGGAAGGATAAAAAGCCCACAAGAGCAACCTCCGCGTCTTTCTGATTTTTACCAATCTGATACGCTGGGTCAGTTATGTACGTTAATGATAGGTTTGCACAATCCTCGTAGGTACGGGCTGGATAAGTATATGATATTTGGGAAAGATTGGTATCAGACTCTTGATAGGTTTAAAACTGAAAACAAAACATCATTCAGGACAGCCGGACTTGTGTTTCATCATATACTGAAGGTAAGGCAAGTTAGTATGGAAGAGCTTACTAATACAATCCACCCAGAGATACTGCCGGGACATGGATGGATGTACGGGGAGGGCGGGACGAAGTTCGTGAACCCCAACCAGCCGCCGACGCCGCCTAAGCTCTATACTGTGGAAGACGTTACGGACAATCAGGAACAAGAGACAAAAGAAGAACAGTCATTGTATTAAAAAAAAATAAGAACCATGAGACTGACAGTAGAAGAAAACGAATACCTGATAAGTAAGTTCCTTTTGGTTCTTACTGAGTTTGCAGGAGATGAAAGAGAGATGTTTTTAATCAACTCCATACATGATAAGGCGGTGGCGGATATGAATTATCGTCTTCCGTCTTTAATAAGCAGAGAACGTAAAAGACGAGTTATTGAGCTCCTTAAAGAAGGAACCAGAATAATCAAGGACTTTTCTGGCTATGCTGGTGATATGGGTATGATTAACGAATACGATCGTCTAAAGAAAGAAATAGGAACCGTCCAAGACCAGCTTGGTGACGTAGAAGGTCAACTTCGGGCAGCAGGAGAAGTTATTAAAAAAGAACTTGATATGATTGCTGACCGAATCAAAGAAGATCTTCTTGATCGAGAACTGGCTAAAAGTAATGCCGAGGCCGAAAGAAAAGCCAAAGTAGATCCGAGATACGAAGTAGCTTTAGGTGATTACAAGGAGATGCTGGAAGTGATTTTTACAACCAGAAACAAGTATTCTACGGTAGATTCTGTACATGACGATCTTCGACAGTCAGTATCTACCGGTAGAAATTCGATTATTAAAGAAGGGTACAACAGTTAAAAACAAGGAGGGAATATGGAAAAGAAGGAATTTAAAGTAGGAGAAGTGTTTACTGCCGGACTTGTAAGATTAAAATGTGTGGAAGGTGATACATGCGATAGGTGTATATTCGAAGATTACGGTTCTTGTTCATGTACAGACATAATTATTGGTCCATGTGGACATGTTGATAGACAAGATAACAAGAATGTTATTTTTATTAAAGCTGATTAAGAATGTACATCAATTTCAGACAACTTGCAGCATCAGACATGACTCCTAATGATCTTGCCAATCTTCTTGCCATAAGACAGAAGGATTCGGTTATGATCGAAGCCATGCCGGAAGAAGATGCTGGGAGGTATATAGAGCTTGGCCTGGTTGAGAAATTAAAATCAGGCGTGATGAGATTGACCAACAAGGGAACGTCTTTTGTGAATTATATAGAGACACCGGAAATGACAGACGAGGTTATGGAAACGTTGAAGATTATGATAGGAATGTACGAATCATATTCAAAAGACATAGGTGTCAGCAGAAAAGAAGCAGAATCCAGATTGTGTTGGTTTATGGGTAACACCTCATTCAAGAAAGAGGTCATACTTCAGGTAACGGAATCTTATATAGCAGAGTCAGGAGATTATACAATGAGCTTATGTAACTTCATATGGAAACCGCCTTCTCAAGCTTTTTCAGTTCATATGAACCTTAAAAATTCAAAGCTCTTTGACTTAATAGCTGAAAAATTTAAGATCGCTACCGAGCCTTATTTGGAGCCTAAGAAGAATAAGGAAATGGATTGGTTGTTTGCCGTATCTAAATTGCCTACGCCGCCGGCTAAAGGCAATCCGGATTATTTATTTACCGGAAGTTCTGAAACAGACAAAGAGAGATTGAAAAACATAAAAACATACTTATTTAACAAAATTAGAAAGCAATGGAAAAAGTAAGAATCAGAAAGATAATAGAGGATATAATTATTACTCAGTTTCTTAATTCGGAAATAGATATAGTTCATGAAGAAGATGTGTCGTTTAAAGAACTTGGATTAGATTCTGTTGATCGGATTGAGCTTGATGTGATGGTGGAACAAAAATTCAATATTGTTATTATTGATTATGATATGGAGACCATCAAAGATATGACTGATCTTGTTTACAAAATAATAACAGAAGGATATGGGAAGTGACATAATTTTATGCATGGCTTTAATAGCGTCATTTGCTTTTGTTATACAGTTTTTGTTGTCGATATTAGGATCTGATCTGGATACGGATATTGACATTGACAGTGCTTATGATTTAAGCATGTCTTTGTCGGACATCATATCATTCAAGGGCATAACACATTTTATTCTTGGATATAGCTGGACTACCTACTTTTCGGGTTCCCATTTAGTAGGGGTTGTGATAGGGTCGCTTTTCTTTATCGTTTTGTTTTACGTATATAAGTTACTTCTTAAGTTAAAACAAGAAATGGTGTACGAATGTCCAGAAGATTTAAATGGCAGAGAGGTGGAGATAGTATTTAGATCAGGAGAGAACCATTATATGGTAAATATTGTGAAAAACGGGAGACAGGAACAGATGAGAGTAAGGTGCTTGTCTGGGAAAAATTACAAAAATGGTGACAAGGTGAACATAAAATACGAAGAAGGAGAATTAAGTATCTAATTTTTTTATATCAACAATTAAATTTTAAAAGTTATGACAACAACCATGTACGTGTCAGCTATCTTAGCTGTAGTGATTATTTTGACAATCATCGGAGTCTTATCAAGGTATCGTAGATGCAAGCCTAATCAGGTTTTGGTCGTTTACGGTAAGACAGGTGGGGAAAAGAAATCGGCGAAATTATATCATGGTGGAGCAGCATTCGTGTTGCCTATTATCCAAAGCTATGATATTTTATCTATGGAGCCTATGCAAATAGATTGTAGGCTTACTGGTGCTTTGTCATCTCAGAATATTAGAGTAGATGTTCCTACGACTATTACAGTAGCTATCAGTACAAATCCTGAAATTATGCAGAATGCAGCAGAAAGGCTTTTGGGGATGGATACCGAATCTACTGAAAATCTTATTACGGATATTGTTTATGGCCAAATGCGTTTGATCATTGCTGAAATGACGATTGAAAAACTTAATTCTGACAGGGATGAGTTTTTGGATAAGGCAAGAAAAAACATTGATAACGAGCTTAATAAGTTAGGCCTTTACCTCCTAAATATCAACATCAGTGACATCAGAGACGAAGCCGGCTATATCATGAATCTTGGCAAAGAAGCTGAAAGTAAGGCCCTGAACGAAGCACAGGCTAATATCGAAGAACAGGAAAAGTTGGGTGCTATTAAGATTGCTGTACAGCAAAAGGAAAAAGAAACGGCTGTAGCTAATACCCAAAAAGAGCAAGAGATTCAAATTGCCTATACTGAAAAAGAAAAGGAAACGGTAGTAGCTGAAACAAAGAAAGAAAAAGAAGTAGCTTTGGCTTTAACCGATAAAGAAAAACAGATCGGTGTAGCTCAAGCCGATAGAGATAGGGCTGCGGTTATTGCAAAGACTTTGGCTGATAAGGAATCAGCGATCGCAAAATCTAAGGCAGAACTTGAAGTAAATAAAGCCGAGGCTGAAAGGATGGAAGAAGTCGGAAAGAACAAGGCTGAAGCTGACAAGGAAGCAGCTATAGCAATACAAAACTCTGAAGCTCAGATTAAGAAGGCTGAGGCTGAGAAAAATGCGTCTATAGGATACAACAATGCCCAGAAGGAGGTTGCTGTGTCAGTATCAGAATTGCAGATTATCAAAGCTCAATCAGAAAAGAAGGCCGGAGAAGAAAAAGTTAAATCGGAAGCGGCTGTAAAAACAGCAAAAGAGCTTGCAGACAAAGAAGTGGAAGAAGCTAAGGCTAAGAAAGTTCAGGCTGCGCTTAAGGCTGAAAAGATTGTGCCGGCTGAAACCCAGAAGGAAGAGGCTATCTTGCAAGCTGATGCCGAGGCCGAGAAGATCAAACGCCGGGCCGATGCTGAAGCAGCAGCACATTTGGCAAAAGCAGAGGCGGAAGCAAAAGCTATTCAGATGAAGCTGGAAGCGGAAGCCGAAGGTAAGAAAAAGTCGTTGATGGCAGAAGCCGACGGATTTAAGGCTATGGTGGAAGCAGCAGAATCCAATCCTCAGATCGCCATCCAGTACAAGATGGTTAATCAGTGGAAAGAAATTGCTGGAGAACAGGTTAAGGCGTTCGAGCACATCAATCTCGGAAATATCACGGTATTTGACGGCGGTCAGAACAGTACCGGTAATTTCCTTAACAATGTTGTCAAGACCGTCGCTCCGGCATTGGGAGTCATTGATCAGCTTCCGATTGCAGATACTTTAAAGAAGTTAAAAGGAGATGACAAAAAATAAATACAATGGCCCAAGGTTACACTTGGGCCTAATTGAAGAAATAAAAGCAGCATTCATAGATTTCCTGCCGGCAGGGACAGTGATTTTAAGTGCTTTACTAATTACGATATTTTTAACATGGATTTTGGACAAGATTTAGAACCAGAAGAACTGACCAAGCATTATGATCAGTGTTATGGAATTGATTTTGAAACAGAAGAAGAGGAGGATGAAGATTATGACTGATGAGGAATTTGTATTGGATAATAAGAAAAAGGTTGTTGTAAGAAAAAGAATATCTTATTTAAACAAAGGGGATAAAGTATGGATCGTGTCTTCCGACGGGTATCTACTACACACAGACGTAGTTAGAGCCGAACGCGGTCGATCTTATGTGGATATAGATGGGATTCTGTATTGGAAGCGAGGATTAGATGGCAAGCATCGTAATCGTAATAACTACATGCAGTTTGCCATGACACCAGAAGACGGTAAGAAGTATGTCGTATATTACCCGGAAGGATTTAAAGACAATGACTTATGATGGTCCCGGAAACGCATTTGCTATATAAGGAGTTTAATGGTGTGAAACGTCTTGCCATATCTTATTCCCAGATAGACACGTTTCTTACCTGTCCAATGAAATGGTATAAGACTTACGTAGAGGGCAAAAGGTCTACAGAAAAACAAGAAGCTACGTCTTATGGTACGGTTATCCATAAGACACTGGAATACTTTTTTAAGAACGGAAGACAGCCTTCTGGTAAAGACCTTGGAGAAGCAATAAGTTACTATGCTTACCAGGAAGACATACCTTGGCAATCACCGGAAAATATGATGATAGCCATGAAGCAATCCGGGGAGCTTCTTGTTTGGATTGTGGATCTGTTTAAAAAAGACGGCAATAGGTTTATGATAGCTGATAGTGATCTTAATCCTTGTGAGAAACTTATCAGACACGGCGCTATAGTTGGAGTCGAAGAAGATTTTGTGCTGCCGTACCGCCTTCCTAAGCCAGTTGACATAAATGGGGTAATTCATACCCATGTGTACATAGTAGGATCAGTAGACCTTCATCTGGCTATAAAGAGCAAGAACGTAATTCACCATTATGTCATAGATTGGAAATCAGGGAATAAGGTTTTTGATTCTAAGAAGTTGGAAACGAATTTACAGCATCCTATATATTCGTTTTACATCTATAGAAAATATGGTGGAGTTCTGCCAGATATGAACATCTATTTCTTTACCAGGACCAGACAGTACCAAAAGGTTAAGGTGGATGAAGAGCGTAAAACAAAATCTATAGAAATGCTAAATGACACTTTATCTAAAATGTATGATTTTGAAGATAATAGTGTAAAATCATTTCAAGCGTACATCCAGGGAGCAGAAGGAGCCAGGTATAGCAAGCGGCGTGCCACCCTAAGCCAGCCTGTTTCGCAAAACAAGCTACCCTGCCCGTCAGCACTGTGTTATTATTGTGACTTTGGATTACATAACAAAAACGAATGCCCTTTCTCTTCAGATTGGGATCCGTCTAAAAAAATAAAGCGATGAAATACGAGGATGTTCAAAAGTTAAGAACAAAATACCGGCAAGATCCGGAGGTTATAAACGTAGAATACATGAAAGACGTTGCTGTAAGAAGCGGGAATTTTAAGAAAGCATTTGAGCTTCAGGAAAGACTGGAGGATATATGGTTTAACTACTTAAAAGAGGTGCAATGAAAGAAGCATTGATAACAGGAGCGGCAGTCTTTTTATTATCATACCTGTTTGTAACGGCTCTTATAAAAATAAGCAGGGCGATAGATCGGTATAAGATGAAGAAGAAAACCGACAAAATAAAAGTAGGTCAAAGATACGAATACAAAGGCTACTTCACGGATCCATTTGAAAGAGGCAAGCATGTGATTAAGATATTAGACATAAAGGAAGGGTACACTCTGTACGAGTACGAAAAAAGCCCAGGTTTGTTATTTTCTATGGAGCTTGAAGATATTGTTAAAAGATATATTTTAATAACTAATTAAAAAAAATGTCATGGAAAAGATTGAAATCAAAAAAGCGAAAAGTATCAAGGAAAGACTGGATGACTTCTACAAAAACAAGGGGAAGGAATTATGGCTTTATAGTGGTCATTATGAAGATAATAATCTGACTATAAAAGTCGAAAAATTGACTGTATTGTGTGAAACAGATGTTGAGTACTGCGCTTTGTCAGAGGCAGATGACAAAGATTTTATTCCTGTAGCCAAAGAACCAGAGTTTGATTATTGTTGCGCATACACGATAGGAGATGCAAATACTATATCGTATCCCGATTATGTAGAATGTAATATATGCTTGGATGAAGACGATATAGAAATAGCAAGGAAAATAATGGTAGAAGAAATAAGATTTTACGCACAGAATTATAATATTGATTGCAGTGGGCTTTGAACTTAGACCTTACCAAAAAGAGGCAGTAGATGCCGGGCTTAAGTTTCTTACAGGAAGATCTAAGAAGCCTGGCATAGAAGTCTTGCCGTGTGCAGCGGGGAAGTCTTTAATAATTAGCAAGATAGCTCATGAATTAAAAAGACCTATTCTTGTATTGCAACCATCTAAAGAGATTCTGGAGCAGAATTATGCGAAGGCTATATCATTCGGTTCTAAACCTACTATATATTCTGCTTCATGTGGTGTAAAAGAACTGTCGGCTATGACTTATGCAACATTAAAGAGCATAAAGAAAGATGTAGCGAAGTTGAAGGATATAGGGATAGACACCTTATTGGTGGACGAATGCCACTCGGGGTATTCCCCGGAGGAAGGTTCTGAATTTATGGAGTTTATGAACGGGTTTCCAGAGGCGAAGGTGCTGGGCTTCACCGCCACGCCCTGCCGCCTCCGGACCTACAGCTCCATGCTGGAAGGAAACTACAGCAAACTTAATATGCTGACGAAAGACGAGCATAATTTCTTTAAGAAGATAGTTCATGTGGCTCAAATACAAGAGCTAACTTCTCAGGGATTTTGGTGTCCACTTAAGTACGAACGATGGTCGTTTGATGAATCGGCTCTGATGTTAAACAGTACCGGGGCCGAATACACCAACGAATCTATTAAAGAAAGTATTGTACGAAATGGCTTAAACAACTCTATCTACAAGCGCCTTCTTCAACTTATGAACGAACGTAAAGCCATTTTGGTCTGTATGGATTCTATCGAATCATGTAATAGAATATCAGAGTTCATGAATGCCAGGATGGGAGCCATAACCGGTGTCGTAACATCGCTAACAACCAAAAAGAAAAGAGAGCAAATCATATCCGATTTCAAAGAAGGTAAGTTAAAGGTCGTGTTTAATTATTCAACGCTTGCTACCGGATTTGATTTTCCTGAACTTGATTGTGTGATGTTTGGTCGACCAACTTTCTCATATTCAACTTATTACCAAATATTAGGCCGCGCCGTCCGCATCCATCCTGACAAGAAAGAGGCGCTGATAGTTGATTGCTGCGACAACATGAGGCGTTTCGGTCGGATAGAAGACTTGACAATCGAACAATTCCCTTCTAAGGGCTGGTGTATGTTTGCCGGCGATCAACTTCTGTCTAATATAAGGATGGGTGATATTATTACCAAAGACGAAATCCTTCGTAGGGCAGCCTCGCTTAAATCTGTGAATGGAGATGGTAGGAGAGAAGACGATCTTGACAGTATAATAATGTGGTTTGGAAAATATGAAGGAATTAGATTCAAGGACATACCGGTGTCGTATTTTAGGTTCTTGGCTGAGAATATGGCAGTAAAACCGGGAGATAGGAAAGAAAAGATTATCGAATATTATAATAGGATAAAAGCATGAACAACAAGAGAAGAAAAAAAATATCAGATGTTATCAAAAACGCAAATAAGTATAAAACAGATTTTGAATACATCAAATCAAAGTTATCGGAGTTAAAGCACAACATAAATTCAGCCAAAGATGATATTGATATGATTTTAGATGAAGAGACGGAGGCGAGAGATAATATACCGGAATCGTTACAAGACTCAGAAAGATATTGGGAATCAGATCGGGCTGTAACTGATATGGAGGAGGTGGTTGATGACATGGAAGGCATTATAAATGATATAGATGATGTGATTTCAACCATAGATGGGAGCATTAAAACCATAAATGGTTCTATAAAAGTAAATTTAGAAGGAATAATGTGAGTCTATAAAAACACTATAAGTAAAATTTAACACAATACGCTTGTATTAAAGTTACACAATCTATATTTTTACGTCGTGTAATTTTAATACAAGCGTATTTTATTAAATAATTTAAAAGTTATGATTTCTAAAGACAGGTTATTGTATGGAGTGGTAATCAGACAGGACATTAAAACTTCCTTTATGTCATTAACTGGATTACAAGAGGCATATACAAGAAAAAGAGTGGAGATGGGGTGGAATGATAAGAGAATAGAAAATATTCTTTCGAACAAGGAGAGTGCAGAAAGGATATTTTATATTCTTAGAAAACAGAAATACATAAAAAGTGAAACCTTGAAAGAGTTTATGGATATAGTGGAAAACAACTCTTTGATAAAAGTAATGAAGTGGTATAATGCCTATAAGACTACAGGAAGAGGAACAAACAGGAATGTCATGTGTGATCCCTACATATGGGTATTAGTCGCTATAGAATTAAATCCTATGCTGTATGCAGAAGTCACTGGATGGTTAAATGATAAACTTATTTTGGATAGAATAGAGATAGGAGATAAATACAATACTCTTTCAAGGTCTGTATCAAAATTTGAAGATGTTGATTACATAGAAATGGCTGATAAATTAAACTGGATTGTATTCAATAAACATAAATATGTTTTAGATAACAGAGCAACCCAAGAGCAGTTAAAAGAACTTGAAACGCTTCAATCTAATCTTGCATTTTGTATAGAAATGGGAACCATATCCTCTTTTTCCGATTTAATGAACATGATGAGATCTATATATGTAAAGAAATGGGGAGAAGAGGCTGTAACTTCTAAAAACGTAAAATAATATGGGAGTAAAAGAAATAAGAGAACTACTTAGACTCTACAATCTCGAACATAGTGTCGTCCAGAACAAAAGCTCTGGGCGCTATTCTATTATTCTTCACAATAACATCATAGGAACGAACGTAGATGGAGAGAAGGTAGTTGTATTCAGGACCATTCCGGAAGGAAGCAACACGTTCTCTATGGAACGAAATAGATTCTATGAGGAATTTGTAGAGGTTTTTGATGACGATAAGGCGATTGAAGCCGTAAGACAATATTTTGAGAATAACAGGAATGATAGAGTGTAAGACGAAGATGGATTATATTACTATAGAAATGAGGTAAAACAACGATAAAACAATGGAAAAGATGGATGATAACACTAAAAATATCCTTTATCCAAAAGGATCTATTTTTCGCATATTGAAAGATGATATAATCAGTGCAGAATTTAAAATAGCCAAAGGAGCTATAGCGGAGGCAGTATCAGACATAGAAGTAAATGATAAATATGCTGAGGTTTGTTGTAATGGGGAGACGTTCGTCATAGAAACGGATATTATGGATATTATTCTTTCCAAAGACCCCGTAGAAAATAAATCGGTGAAAAATGACATCATTGACGATAAACTACGATGGGATTTACTTCCAATGGAAGAGATTGAGGACATTGTAAAAGTCTATCATGCCGGCGCCAAGAAATATGGGCCTAATAATTGGCAGAATCTTGACAACGGCTTTGAACGGTACCGTGCGGCAATGTTTCGACACCTAATGGAATACATGAAAGGGGAAAGAGTGGATTCCGATACAGGATGTTTTCATCTTGCACAATGTGCATGGAACTGTATAGCTATGCTATGGTATGACAAGCACGGAAAAGGGTTAATGCTATTAAATAAGGAGGAAAAGAAATGACAAAAGAACAAATGATTCAACTGTTAGACACAGAGCTTGATGCAATGAATAAACATAGAAGTAATATTGAAAGAATTAAAAAGGAATATTTCGATTCTGTTTATGGATTCAAGAAGGGAGATAAAGTGAACGTTCTTTACAAACGTTCGAAAGAACCTCTTGTTGGTTTCTTCAAGAGCGTTCAAATCATGGGTACTGGAACAGTTATATTTACAATCCAGGAAGTTAATAAAGAAGAAAGACCTGGAAGAGGATCTTATTTGGTGTATGAAGGCGATTTGAGTGAAATCAAAAAAGTAGAATAACATGATCAGAGCAAGATTTTATATTAGAAAAGATGACTGTGACAATGATTACCGTCCAGTCAAATGGCCCATAAAATATCCGTATTGGTGTAGTGCAGAATCCAGTAATTCATTTGTATTGGTGGCGTATGCTGAAGATGAAGACAGCATAAAAGAACTGTGGCCGGAAGCATATGATATTAATGTCTTAGAGAAAGATACCGAAATTAGATTCACATTAAGATTTCCTAAGCCGGAATGGTATGAATTGTACGAAAGGGAATTAGAAGAATGTGATAGATTTATATGGGTTACGGATGCGTGCCTGAGAGACGGTATAATAAGAAAAGTAAAAGCTAAAATAGAAGAGTATGGTGGTCTTTTGTTAGCTGACATTCCTGATAGGTTCACTCCTTATGAAATAGGAAGGGATGCTTTTGAGAGCAAAGAAGAAGCTTTAAAACATGCAGAGGAACGGAGAACGCACCTGATCGAATCTATTAAGAAACAATTGAATGAACTTGAAAATCTAAAATTTGAATGCGATGATTAATTACGCAGCAAAAGCCAGAAAAGCTTATTTGATAAATAATTTCGATAAGATTCTTAACAGTCTTAACACGCTTCATTCAACGGTTGAGACCATGACATTGTTCGTAAACGACCAGGCTTATAATTACATTCTTAAGCTAAAGGAAGTAATTAAAACCAGTCCTATGTATAAGCACAATATCAAGCGTCTTTTAAATGACATGGACAAAGAGATAAAGAGGTACAATGCTTCTATCTACTACATAAATAAAGAGCGTAGTGAGGTTATAGCTGATATAACACAAGCGATGGAAGATTGCCTCATGCCATACATAGACGACCTGGCCGGCGCTATAAGGGCAGCCGTGTGGTCGAGGGGTGTGTCCGAGGAGCGGACGGAAGCGGCGGTACTGTCCCTAATCGTATCCTCCTTGGCCATGACATCAGGCAGACTTATTTCAGGTGGATATCAGATCATGAAAGAAATGGGTGGTGGATGGGGTGGTAATCCATTTACGTTTATGAGCATTGATAAGATAAGACACTTATCTACATCATTATCTGATGCTATTACCGGTGGAGAAATAGCTCTTGAAGAAAAAGAAGCCAATGACATAACTAAGGCAATGGATGTTTTTATTGAGAAAATGTCTGATTCGGATATTGTCGATAAGGTGATCAACATACTCGAAGAGGCAGAATCTAAAAATAAGGAGGAGCAATCGTGAATTATTTGGATGGGTATGTAGAAGAAGTTCTTTCTGAGCCGTACTATGATGATTATGGCTCTGGGATTTTTAGGTGGTGGGTGAAAGTATCTTACGTTTGTTGTGGCATAGGAGCTGTCACTACCTTAATGTTTGATACGAGAGAAGAAGCGGAAGCTGTAAAAACAGGTTATAAATTTTTATGTTGAAAATAATATGAGGTATTTTATTTTATTGATGGCACTTGTGTTATCATCATGTTCGCATGATGATAGTCAGGTTAATAACGGATGGGTTATATATGATCTACGTCCTTTAGAAGATGGATGTATAATGTATTATGGTGAAGACGAAAGAATTTCAATATTTTATAATAATAGGCTTATAAAATTCGTTGGATACCAAGGGGAATACAATATCGGAGATTCTGTTAAGATCGTAAAAGTTAAATAATATGGAAAAGAATTTAAAACTCATATGTCCAAAATGTGGCACCCCTCACCAGCCTCATTCTCCGCACACGATGGATGCAGATGGATTTGAAAGGAGTGAGATAAGAACTGTCATGGAAGACAGGGGATGGTGCTACGAATGCTCTTTTTGGCAAAACTTGTACGACAAGCACAAAGACGATCCTGGATGGGTTAGGATAGACGGTGTAAGCTGGGTGCTTAAGCCTATGGTGGAAAACGTACCGAGCGGATGGAACAGCCTTGGATGTGGTGGAAGAAAAATGTATATCAATATCGAAGGGAAAGGCATTGTTACATCAAATAACTGCTGGTGTCAAGGTGATGTTTCGGACGCATTCAAGGATCTTATGCCTGATAATGCTACTTGGGCTACGAAGGAGGAATTTGACAAAGCTCCTGTAGTAGGATATATTATAGAAGGTGTTGGTTTGGTTTTCACAGATAGGGGAGGTCATGAAGTTAATGCTTAGAAACTTAGGTAATTATATACCTTTTTCATAACAAAAGAAACCGGTTCTCTATCATCTCTGACTGAGGACCGGTAAGAAAACAATTTCAGAAAAAATTTAACCTACATAATCTTTCAAGTAAGAACAAAAAACGTACAATCTACTCTTTGACAATGCTAAGATAGTATATTGGGGTCATATCAAAACAATGCAAGCCCAATATTCTTCGTCTATTTATAACTTACATCATCATCCCCTTCCGAATCAGGGGTGGCGCCGATGAAGAACATCATTGACTTATTGTTCGTCTGCTGCCACCAATTATAGGCGCGCGCTACGTCTTCCGGCGTCTTGATATTATACCATTGTTTGATAAACGTCTGTTTGGTGAGTTGCCTAAATAACTTAGACTCTCCTTTGTATGTACCTGACGTCACCTTATCAAGTGAGTAGTTCCTAAGATCGGTAAGATCCTTAAGTTTCCGTCCCATAACAAATGGGTCGTTAATGATATCAACCACGTTAAGCTCCATAATAAATGGCATCTGTGAAGCTATTTCGTTTATGGTTCTGAATCCGACGTAGGATCCGAATTGAGTAAGCCAACTTTCCTCGTTTTCATCATCATCACGCCACCCGGCAAGAAGCATAGATACGGCTTGCATGATAAGGAACGTGCCGGCATAGACACTGAGACGTTTTAGATTGGTTTTCTCTACCTCATTCATATTGTCTTTATTTTCGTTCCAAGCATCTATGATGTTTTTCATACCAGACTCGGAAGCTAAGCTAAATGTTTTGGCTATCATATTCTTTAACGTAATTGACAGTCCTTCCTCTTCTTGCATTGTCTGGAAATTGAAGCCACGTCTTTTCCACAGACGTTGAGCCGCCAGCACCAACCATCCTCGGTGGGCGGTCATGAACCTGGCTATCCAGTTGCGTGATGCGGCAGTCCGATTTTCTTCATTCAAAGATCCGTTACATATCTGCGACAAGCTGCGAACTTGATTTCGAGTTATAGCCATCTGGGTTTCGACTTCCTCGGCAGTAACACCCGATCCAGGTTTTACGACCACCTTCCCATCCACAACATCTACCATACTCCATAAAGTACGATCTTTTAATGCATTCCATTCTCTTTTTATGGTACTCTGTTCTTTATTTCGTTCTTTTTCCATCTTGAAATCTTGGAACGTGTAGAACCGGCCTTTATAGTATCGCACGTTATCCATAGTGGCAATCATAACCTGCGGGTCAAGAGGGTAGTTCAGGATTTCCATAAAAGCATACATCGGTGAACGCATTAAGGTCCTGGCCACTCTATTGTATCCGGCACCATACATACGATTTCGGATATTGAATATCCCCATTCTCTCACCTATGACATATAATTTACTTTTTCTATCTATGTCTCCGGTTTCCGCTATACAAGATGGAGCAAGACGGGAAAACTCAGCCGATGCGTATTTAAGGGAGTCTTTGCTTATATACTGTCCTACAGCTGATTCCATGATGAGGTTGATATGGCCGGTAAGGGCGCCGGTAGCTGCCACAAACGGAGACAGTGCCAAGTTCATGACCGACATAAACCTTTCAATAGCCATCATAATTCTTGTAAGGTCTACTGTGTACCCACCGATGTTCACCGTAAGTTTTTTGGTGTTCATCCTAATGCCATAATAATGATCGTTGAAGAAGTCCCTGAACATCTGATATGCTTGGGTTGCTTCAGCCTTTTTCCCGCCTTCAAATTGCTTATTCAGCAACATCTGCTCCAGTCCTTGGGCGAGCTCTATAGACTTCTGCTTTTCGTTGTATAACGATGACTGCATCATAAGCATCGAATAAGAGTAACCAAAATCGTGAGATACGTCATCTTGGTTCTCTAATTCATATATGTAGTATTTAGGTATGGACCGAACCCTATCTTCCGGATCATATACCTCACCCTGACGTGTTTTACCATACAGGGAGTCATCTACGCGGTCAAGACATAAGTCGGATACGAAGTTCCTGACCGTACTTTTAAGGTTAATACCTAACCCTTCTATACGTTCTATATCTTGTTTGGATATCTGTGGAATAGCATACAGATTAGGGCTCTGCTCTTTGTATAGATCAAGGGATTGTCTTTTTATTTCCTTGAGTTTTTGAATCATATTCCACTGCTCTACGTTTTTAGTAGCAACTTCATTACCGTCAGCATCATACTTGATACCAAAGTCATTGAAATACGATTCATCACGATACAGGCTTTTCTTGGGCATACGATGACCATACCCATGATCTTTTACATAATCAGGGTTACGACCGCTATTTTCGGCTTCAGATTCAGCCACCCATGCCCTTGCAGGGTCGAAAGACAGGTACGATATGTCCATGCCATAATCTTGGGCGGATGTACCATTTTGTACGTCCTTAACCATCTGCGCCACATCTATCTCACCTCGACCGATTTTGTCGATCATGGCCGCATATCCGGTAGGCGCCATGCGTTTATAGTACGAAAAAACCTGGCTCCTGGCAAATTCATTAACAATAGCATTAGCTTCTTCTATGCCCGCTTTTATGTCAGCTTCTATACCCTCTTCTCTTGTATTATTTAAAAATAAGCTGGCCATCTTAGCATTAACAGCATTCCTGAAATCTCTACCGTCTAATTCTTTGCTTATACCAAGCTTTTCTGACAGGTAGTTGGTTTCAGATACGGTAAACAGATATCGGTTATCAGCAGCCTTAAACAGCTTATCCCTTAAAGCCTGAATCCTTTTTGCTTTCTTCGCCGTAGTATGACGTTGTACGAACTTCCATTCCACTTCCTTGGAGTCAGCAAGAGCATTTAAATAAGACTGATTTACTTCGTTTTCAGCCTTACTGCTTTTAGTAAGGTACTTATCAATATCTTCAAGACCCACCATCTTAGCATAATCTATTAATATAGCGTAATCGGCTTCAATAGCTTCAGATGCGGCCCTAAAAGCATCTCTTTCAGATGAGGTAAATGTCGCTTCGTTAATTTCTCCGATATCAGCCACATCGCGATTGTTTCCGATTATTTCCTTGATAATGGCCTTATTTTTTTCTATATCTTTCACAATCGAATCCACGTCAGTCGCATCTCTATCACTTGTCGTAGAACTAATGATATCATGCGCCATTTTAAGATACGAAGCCTTGTTATTTGATTCGGTACGCGCCGACTGTTCCGATTCTACGTCATTCCAAAACCGATCGTTGAACGACAGATGACCACCCAACATAAGTGTCTTCAGCGCAGCTTCTCCTCCTGACTCGCTCTGAATCGTTCTCAATTTTTGCAAAAACGATTCTGATACGGCATTGGTAACATTATTTGATTCTTTTCTCCAAACTTCATTTATGGCTTGTATTTCTTTGGCCATCTTAAGTTGGTCGCCGGTTTTTTCCACTCTCCTGGTTCCTACATATATGTATTCTGAAGCCGCCTCCTTACGTTGTTTACGAAGCAGTCCTTCTTCTTCGTAATTGCTGCTTTTAAAATAGGAGGCCTCATCAAAATTACCACCGCTATCAATAAAAGGCTGCCTCAATATCCGTTTTTGCCGGGATAGGGCATTAAGGTATTCTTTGGTTGTTTGAGAAACCGGATGCCCTAATTCTTCTTCAGCCTTTTTGTATATGGATTCCATTCTTGTGGCATAACTTTCGCTAAATTCCAGTTCCGAATTTTCAGCATCCCACTTTTCCATCTGTTCCGTATAGATCTTTTCCTGCTCGATGGTAAAAATATCGGTATTAACCCTATCAGACGATGGTTTGAATTTAGCGTTTTCAGTAACCGTATTTCCATCCTTGTCAATTACTTCTCTTTTAAATACGTAATTACGGTTATTGTCAACCACATCACCAATTTCTTCTTCTGATATCTCTATGTTCATGGCAGTCGCAAACGCTCGCATCTGTGCCAACTTCTTATTACGATCGTATTTAGCCATATCAAGGGCACTACGAAGGTAATTAGAAGTTTTGCCGTCTACTTTCTGAAGCAGTTTTTCAAATTCAGATTTGTTAAAACCATGCTTTTTCGCATATGCCAGGAAATCGGATATGGCGGGCTGGGCATTCACCATCGCATTGTAATTGTCTTTGGCAATCATAGCTCCAAGAGCGTTATTGAACGGACTGGAAGAATGCTCTAATATACCAAACCACCTACTTATCCAAGAAACATCGTGTTGAACCTTGTCGAAAAATTCTTTTACTCTCTTTACCTTATCTGCCGGCACATGAAGTTCGTTCATTAACTTATCAAGCAACGTACTTTCATCAAGGTCTTGTACTGATTTAATATCAGACTGAATACCATTGATGTCGGCAATGACGGTATTGATCCTATTTGTATAATCCTGCTTTTCACGTTCATCAAATTCGGTACTTCTGTTACGGATATATCCTCGAAGATCGTTCATGATCGGAAGAACCTGATTGTTGATAATATCTACGTTCTTTCGATCATTGGTATTGAAGTGAAGCTTACCGTCTTTGGTATCACCATGAAGGATAGTATTTACTACGTTGCTTAAGTATCTAACCTGAGCTTCGGCTGTGGAGATCATGCTGTTCATGGCGACCGCCATCTCATTCTTGTCTATTTCGGTCTCTACCTTATTTATCTTATCTTCTATGGTCTTAAGCTGCGCAAGGGTCATAGACGTAGTTACAGCCCTATCAGAGCTTATCTGACGTAAGTCTCTTAATGTTTTTCTTAGTGATCTGATCTTAGACTCAAGAAACTTGTTCTTGTTCATAGAAGAAAGGGAGTATAATGTAAAGTCATTATCCTTTAACAGAGAGGTGTCAAATCCTTTATCTATGTCAGTAATGGCAAGATCACGAATGTTTTTAATAACGTTATTCAAATCTTGTCTTTGGGTTGATAAAGCTGATTTAAGCCAGCTTACGATTCCAGAGAGAAGCTGCCGGACGCGCCCCAGGAAGGAGGTGGGCTCTACCGGCGCCTGTGCTGTGCCGGTCTGCATCTCCCTGGCGAGGATCTTTCCAAGAATTTCTCTCCTAACAGCATTATCAAGCTCAGCTCCTTCATATACCTTACCGTATGTATTATAATACTGACCTGCATACTGGTTCCACTCTTCCGTACCTTCTACATCTTGCAGAACAGCCTCAACAGCATTCTGGTCTCTGTATGCCTCTACAAGGAAGTGGGCTGTTTCTTCTACTAAATCAGATAAAGTAGCATCTTCACCAACTGCTATTACGTTATTAGCAATATCCGCCAATGCCTTAGCAGAAGGTTCATGCCCGTATTTGGTTTGGTACTTCTCTATATAATCGGTCATACCTATGACACTAACGCCAAGCGTTTTCAGTATCTCGACAATAGAATTTCGTTGATCACGTTCCTGCCTGCTATAATCTGATACGATCTTAGCTTTAGTATCAGCATAAAGATCGTTGTCTTCTAATATGAATGAAACTACAAGCGCATCAAAATGATCGTACTTGGCGTCCAATTCATTGTATCTTCCTGACTTGAGATCGTTCTTTATCTGCTCTTTGCTAACCCTTTCCGTTCCTCCGGTAGCGAGCCTCATAGTTACCTTGCTATTATCCAACGAGCTTATGGTTATCATACCTTGGTCGTTCATGGAAACATCGGAACCAAAATGATTACGGAGCTCGGTGTAGGATAATGCTGAATTGAAAAGTCTAATTTGTCCTGTATGTCCTTCTCCTGTAAGATAATAGCTTCTTGTTTCCGAATCGAATATCTTAGATCCGGACAAAAGACCTTTCTTTATAAGGTAGTTAATTATACCACCTTTTGTTGATAAAGAAGTAGAAGCAGAAGCGGTCATGACCGGTATAAAAGACTTGGGATTATTAAGAACATACTTTCCAGCCTTGTAAGTAATGTCTGCCACGCCATCCACGGCAGATTCTTGAACGGTGCCGGATAAGAATCCTATTCTAATATCATTCCCGCCAGAGCGAAGAGCTTCTCCGTAATCTTCAAATAATTGATTACGATCGTTCATGAAAAACAAACGAGGCTCTCCGGTCTGATACGTTACACCCACAGGATTAGAATCTGTCTGTGGTAACTCTTCTGGGCTAAATATCTTAAGACCGTCTTTTATAACCATATAATTAACACCCTTATCCTGTACCATAGATACGGGAGTGAAGTCCGAAGATATAGCATCTTGTAAATACTGCCCGGCGTCTATTCCAGGTCCTTCCGGTACGGAAATACTTGACGGGACCATAGCATCTACCAACATAATATTATCACCCAGATCTTGGCTGTAAAATCCAAAGCCCGATTCTCGGATTTCATAAGGTGCATCTGATTTTGATACAAGAACAGGATTACTCATCTTAGAAGCCTTATCCAGCACCCTTTCTCTATAAGCTTCCGGAATAAGATCGATGTTGGATTTCACCTTATTGTAGGCCTGTTTATTAACAGGCACTTTCTTTCTCCAGTCGCCAAAAGCCCTTAAGAACTTATTAGAAAATACGGTTTTAAAAACAGTAGTAGCCCGTTCCCTATTCTCCATAAGGGGAATAGATGCTATTTTATCAAACAACATAGACCTCTCCCCTGATCTGGTAGAGACAGAAACAACTTTCTTTTTATTATCTCTTTTAATAATACACGTTGATGTCATAGTAAAACATTTTTGTTATGAGACAAAGGTAGTTAAAAATCAAGCATATCATAAAAAATAAAGCCATCTAACTTCTCAGTCTGATGGCTTAAAAATAATATGAAAAAAAATTATAATCTGACGAAAAATCGTCAAGTTCAGCTTATATGTAATGCATGTACCCATCTCGGTGTATAAACCTTCCTGATTCAAAGCGCTCAATATCTTCAGGGCAAATAGGGCCTGAATCCTCTCTCCTGGCTTCAAACCAAAGCCCCGGCTTACGAAGTCGGCAAGTTATGATATAGTTAAAGCAATTGTGCGTAAAATGGAAAACAGATCCTACAGGGAAATACCTATCAGCTTGAAATACGATTCTTTTTCGTTTAGTATCAAACGTGATATCTCCTACTATCTTAGCCACGTAATAGCTTCTGCCATTTAACGTTTCATCTGTCTGCGGTATCCAATAATAACCTCTTGCCATGCCACAAATATAAAAAAAAGTCGGATAACTTACGTACCCGACTTTATTATTTGTTTAAATAGACCAGTTCCGTCTATTATAATATGACCGTTTCTCATGCGGTCATTATTTGGGTTATAGAGAAAGTTAAGACCATCCACTTTCTCTTGTTTTTCAAAAGAGTTGATATCCTTTCCTCTACGGGCTCTTTCAAAAGCTTTCTTGAACAACTTGCCTCTAAAGGTCTTGACGAGGATCTTGGTAGCGTTATTGCCGGCTTTTACCATTGCTTTCCTTGCCTGGTCCTCCGAGACAAAACTGCTTCGGAAAATATACGATGCTGCTGCTTGTATGTCCTGCTTGGTAATCATATGATAAACATTTCTTTCAGAATACTGATCTTTATTCCGTATATCAATTTCATCTCATCTCTATCATATACGTCAAAAAAGGATTCACTGGGGTCCTTTGAATCTTCGCTCAATTAAATTATGCAATTACCAGTTTGACATACTCCCATCGCTAAAGCAAATGGGATTCTTGGATACAAACGCAAGAAACCCCGATATTACTATCGCTGGAATTACTCTTGCTTTCCAATTCGGAAATGCCCTTCCGAAGAATATTTACTGGACCGTGAGGCTTGTTCTTGTGATCTTGAACCCATATAGCTGCACATACAACAATTTCCTTATCACACATAATTTACATATTTAAAATACCGTTTTTACCAATATGCTTCTTTTCTTCTTCAGTAGGCCATTCTTTCTTGAACCTACCATGCCACGTTCCAGGAACCACCACCAGTTTATCATCCTTATCATATTCAATAGCGGCACATTCAGAACAAAGAGGCTTGCCTTCATATCCCTTTAGCGACTTATCGTAAATACGATTCTTACAAGGTCTTATAAGAGCCCAGTAATATGATGTGGCTGTATTATCTATACAGCCACACTTTGAACATACAAACAAACTCATCCCGCAATCTCCCAGTCATTAGACATAATATCATGTTCGGTTGGATTCCAATTTGATGCTACTTTTTGACCTGTATCTATCATCAATATATTTACGTCAAACATACAGATATACTTTTTACCCCAATCGATTCTTTTTATCTTACGACCTAATTTAAGCCGTTCTAAAGCCTGTTCGAATGTCATGCCATGACGAGGCAGTTTGAGATACTTTTCAAGTCTGTCGGAGGCTTCATTTGGTGTATGGCCATCGTATTCGAAAGCGGTTTCTCTTTCAGGAACATCAAACAAATCCCAGTATTTGCTTTCATAGTGATTAGATACCTGACCGGTAGGTAGGATCGCCATCACAATAAACCAATCATCAGAACCGAAGCATTTTTCTCCATCGCTGTGTCTCCTTGATTTGCAAACTTCAACCTGTCCGTTTCTGGCTAATAGATTAAAGAAGGCAGCGTTATACAACATGCGATACCGATACAATTCATTGAAAGTGTGGTATCCGTCAGAGACTTCTCCCACGTCTACAGGCTTCTTGTTTTGAATACTACCCAAAATATTCTCTATATAGAGCTGTATTTTATACATACCCATTTCGGTGTGGCCGTATTTGTTCAAGATATTATTGACATCGTATTGTATATTAAAATCTTTTTCAAATTCTACTTCAGGATGATTAGGATAGTAGTAATCTACTGATGCTTCTAACACAGACTTGATATGCTCTACTATTCTCGTGGCATCATCATGTTTAAAAAAAATGCTTAATTCCTTCAACGAATTTAATATCTTCGTTGATTGCTGATTCGAACTCTTCTTTTGTCATCACTCTAATTACATCTTTTTTAAAATCGTCTAATCCCATGATTTGTTTCAAATTAATTGTTACTATACTTTCTTTATCCTACAATACAAACCCCATAAGAACTCAGCAGAAAAACCATCCCATACATTATTCTTCTGCCAAAGTTCTACTTTGTTAATAAACCAAGACCATGTGGGACCCTCATATGAAGAATCAGATGATGATCCCAATCCGATTTTCTCTATTTCATTCGCTACATCAGAATAAGGATCTAAATCGACTCCCCTAATCATATTAATAATATCATCCTTGTCTAACGTAAATTGAAACCGCTCCTTGTTAGTAGGCTGATCTTGATTCAATTTACCAGTCGCAAGCCATTCTCCATCATGATACAATTCGGCAAGTTTCTTTACCTTATTTTTAAGAAAATAATACTCTTGTATGACTTCTATAAAATCAGCTTCGTTAGCTTTACCCTCTATGAAGATAACGGTTTTGCTTCCAGGTCTATGATCGTCTAAGCTTGCCGGGATTCCCAATATCGTCCATCCTTTAAACTCAGCTATCTTAAAACGCATGACATCAAACACCTTATAGAAATCATCACAATCTATAGATTCTATTACCTTAATATCCTCTTCCGTAAATTTACCTCGTATTGGAATAACGTGATGACCAGGACAGCCATCGGTTCCTAAATATGCGATTCTAACCACGATATTTACAATATTTTAATTTATTTTGCTAAAACATTCATATAACATAGCACATCTACCACATCTCTTCTACGAAGTCCCTTATCAAAATAGGAAACCATATAAGTATTTTTACCTTCGTGATCAGGTCTGGGATCAAAGCATTCAAAAACGAATCTTGTTCTACCTTCAAGATGACCAAACATGAAAACAAATTCGCCACCGTATCTTTTATTAGCCAATTCTTCTACGGTCATAATCTGTCCCCTCCTAATCCTGAATTGATGCTAACATACTTGACACGGACATCATTTCCACGTCCAAGCTGACCCCAGCCGGGCGATGGCGTTCCCTTAGCCGGAGCAGGGACAGCCCTAAGCCGAGGCCAGTCCTGCTTTTGCCTCATGGCTTCAGCCTCTTTGTAATACTGGTTACACAGCTCTTGGTCTTCGTAACCAATGTAATCTTCCTTATTTTCCATATAGAATAGTTTTTCAACAAATGTACGACATTAATGAATTAATTAGATTTAAAATAAAACAATATGAATTAAAATAAAAACCCGATACGTTAAAATCGCATCGGGCCTGGTATTGAAAAAAAATAGGTTCAGATCTTGGGTAAAGATTCGAGCCAATTTTTAACATCTTTATATTTAGGGTCTTTGTCTATTCTATCTTTCAGTTCATGCAATGCTGAGTCCATAACCGTATTCGGTACGCCAATCAACTCTCCTATTAAATACAAGGGGGTTTTATTCGATTTAGATTCGTGTGCTATATTCATGTCCAAAAAAAAGTTATGTGAAACAAACCGGCCACGGGTATTCTATTGCCCGCCGACCGGTATAACATTTTTATTCCCTTTTTTCCAAACGGGAAAAACGGGAATGCGGGAATCATATTTTTTACTATGGCTCCCGCACCACCGGAAGGACCTGGGTCTGGATCTCAGGTCAGATCCTTCCAGTTTATTTTTTCGCCGAGGTAATCTTGCACGGCAAGCCATCTTATAAAGGCTACTCCTTCGGGAGCATCCGGATCATCCAAATACATTAACGTAGCTTTCACCAACTCGTTCTCACATTTGAAGACCTTCGGAAAACCATCCGAATAGTACATTGCAAAGACATATTGGACATCGCCCCATGTCGCTTTATCCGGCTTCTTCGCTCCGCACTTTTCAAAAATATCTTTTATTTCCGGCTGCTTCCAGATCCTCTTGGATCCATCGACGTTGACCATCTTCTTTACCGCCTCATCAGCGAGAGCATTAGAAAAATGGTAGCCGTAAGTATCTACATATTTCTGATAAGCTGGATCCTCTGCGTCTGCTCCTCAATAAGAACGACCTCTGCCACGTCCGCGACCTCTACGCATCTGAGGTCCGTCACCGTAGTATCTGTCGTCTCCATAGTAATCGGTCGGGTAGGATTCGTAACCCATCCTCCGGTATTCCCGGTCCTCCATTTCATGACGACGTTCGCGCTCTTCGAGCCTTCTTTCCCTTTCTTCCAGCTCGTTTTCGCGCTCTTCCATTTCTTTCATCTTCTCATGCATACCGTAATGGTCGTAAATACCACCACCATACCCCATGTACGTCCCATCAGAACGCCGGCTTCTGCCTCTGCCTCCACCTCGTCTGTCTTCTATCTCGTCATATCCAGGATATTCTCTGTGTCCTGAATTTAAATCATATACTATCATATTATACTTATTTCAAACGTTCTACAATTAACTTCTTTAAATCTTCGAATGAATCAGTAAGGTCATTCACCTTATTTTCTATACCAGCTATTTTACGATCCTGCTCTCTCGTTTGCTTGAATGCCGGATTGATATCTTCTAATATAGATTCACAAGCCTCTATCTTGGCACGATGGGCATCTACGCTGTCTATTATTTCCTGACTGGTGCTTTTTATGGCATTCAGCTCGTTCATAATCGGATCTATACTGGTAGATAATGTTATGCCCATAGCCTTAGCCACATTCTGGGATTCCGGGACCGTATAGGTCTTGGTTTCGCCAGTGAGCTCTACCGTCAGATCCACCACGCGGGTCTGCATCGCCTGATACTGACCTGGCTGAGGAGGAAGATACCTGGGTTCGGATACGGCTACTACCTTTCCCAATTCGTATTTAGGTACTGTATTAGTATCAAGGGTATGTACCTGAAACCCTTTCTTCAAATCTGAAAACATGATCAAAATATTAGTTAGGTGAAAATAGGGTGATGATCTCCATCACCCTACTGAAATCATTTACCTGCTTTAACTTCAGACGCCTGGGCTGCCGCTACTGGAACACAGCAATCCATTAATCTTAACACGCCACGAACTTTATTGAAGTACAGAAGGCGTTCTGTGCCATTTACCATAGCGGCACCCGTGACAGCTACGTTAATAGGGTTCACGACATTCACTCCCGTAACCGGGCAACAGGTGTCGGCTCCTACTGTTGAAACTGTGCTGTTTGCCGGGACCGCAATCTGTACCGGTAGAGCACTTCCGGCTGTGGGGACTACTTGCCTTATCTTAAGAAGGATAAGACCCTCACACGGAAGGGCGATCCAAGCCCGTGGGTTAATACCGAAGACTGTATTTGTCGTACTGACAATAACATTCTTCGTAACCATCTCATACAACGATCCTATTTTAGAAACACATTTTTGAGTTTTCCTTTTATACCATTTAAGGTCACTTCATATCCGGAGCCTGTCATGTATATGGTTTGTTGATTGATTCTATCACCAGAATACTTATCTATGAAATAAGACCTATACACTCCATACCCTTTAACTACAACATTGCTATATAGCTCCCATTTGCCAAGACCGTTCCTAAACATGAATTTAGCTTCTTCAAGGAATGAGCGAAGATTCTTTTCAGCAATAATAACACCATTTTGCTCTAACTTCTTTGCAATATCACGAATCAGCCACATATTGTTATGGTCTACTTTCCTAAAAGACTCGGCAAATTCTACATCGGGCTTGTGTTCTTCTATTGTTTTCAAAGCTTGTTGCTTCTCTGCCTCTGCCTGCGACTTTTCGGCTATAGCTTTTTGAGCAGCTTCATATTGATCAGCCCAGGCTCTTGCTGCATCTGCCGGATTAGAAAAGTCAGGGACCAAAATTCCCTTTCCACCGGAACTTGTTTTATATTCTCCTGTTTTACGAATAGAAGGAAGAACCTCAGATGTTACCCATTTCTTAAATCTCTTAGCAGACTCTAATTTTGAAGATAATATAAGAGAATATAAACCAGATTCATTAATTATTCTTATACTATCTATATATCTGGTTTTCAATATAGATCGTTTTACGCCCCATTGATTATCAGATACTTGCAAAAGCATAGAATCATCATCATCTACATGTCTTTTTACCGCATCTTTAGCATTTATATATCCAAGAGATTTAGCCACATCTGACGCCACAAACCAAACATCTCCTTTTGGATCTACAATAATTCTAAGCTCTCCAAAATCCGAACTTTCAAAAACAGAAACTTTATCCATGATAAAAAAAATAGGCCCAAAAGAGAATGTCAGATCCCACTATGACAAACCCTAATGAGCCAAAAATATCTTTCAACATCAAACAACCAGAGGTGGGATCTCGTTGTTCATTGTTTCTGGAGCAAAGATAGGAACAGGATTTTAAATAGCAAATATTTTAATACTTTTTAAATCAAACCAGGGCCCGCATCACTGCGAGCCCTGATCTACACTAATCTAAACTAATACCATGAAAAACTTAAATCTAAAAACTAAAGAACACACAAATGTAGGAAAATATATGCCTTTCACAAAGAATCTGTATCCTGTTCTTTTGTGTGATTCAAGACATGGGATATAGTTCTGATACTTAATCCGGTTTGATTTTGTATCAGATTATAAATATAGGATTTTGAAACTACAGTTCTTAATTGACCTAAATCATTCATAATGTTTTTATACATAAGATGAATGCTGTTGTTACGTTTGATGGTACTGATTCTCATTTCCTACTGTTATTAGTTACGTTCGGTTCTTACTTTTTCCTTATTTCCATAATCCCTTCCTGAAACTAATATCGCAAAATTAATAAAAATAATCCATAAACGACGAAAGTCTAACTTTTCTTGTATGTTATTGATATACGTGCATATGCAAGAAAAGTGAGACTTTCACGAGCCTCACTTTCCAAATCGTAATTATGAAAAAACTATATTATATATATACAAAAATTACCTGCATTCCAATTTGTTAAGATCATTCAATTCAGACTTGCTTACGGTCATGTCTTGCGTCAAGCCAGATCTGTTTTGGTATGGAGCGTAATCAGTTTCTACCGTCTTAGCCTTCTGAGTAGAATCGTATTTCACCTCCGATTCGGTTCCTGTCAGATTTTGGTAGATAGAGCCGGAACTACTCTCGCTTACTTTAGACCATATCTTATTACCTACTCTTATAAAATTATCATAAATACCTTCTGCTGTTATAACACCATCTTGCTCTACGATATTAGAACCCGATTTTTCTTTTAACAAATACGGGTGCCTGGTGTAAAAATAGTGTTCAAAATCATTCCCAGCATACGAAGGGTCATACCTCTCCAAATAAAACAATTCTGATAAAGAAGGGTCGGTACTGGTCATGCTATAATCAAACAACATCAACCTGTCTTTTCCAGATAAAGATAATTCTATTGATTTCAAAATATCAGGATCATCAGAAATAAGACCCAAAGATGGACCAGGTTTGAAGTCAAGATACTTATAGGCATTATCATATAATTTTGTTTTATGGAGTTTGTTGTCAAGGTAAGATTGGTATAAATCGAATAAGGATAATGGGTTTTCGCTATCTTGTTTTTTGTTCATGTATCGACTATACTCCCGATCCACATCCACGTAAGGAACGTCAAGTACCGCAGGGTGCCCAAACGCCATCCTGGTCATTATCATGTCCTCTGTGTTCTGAGAATCCATGAACGATCTGACGTATTTTTTAATGGAAGCCATGAGCGTATTATCATCTACGTTCCGTACTTTCTCTTTATCCAAAACGCCGTTCTTAAAACAAGATTCAGGATATATTTTAGTAGAAAAATGAGTTAGGTTGTGCTTGGCTAATACTGTTGATATTTGATACATCTCGTTAAGATCATCTTTGCTGATCCTTTGATATAGATTATCTCCTACCTTAAGCAATGAATGTTTCTCAAATGCCTCTACTGGGTCTATATCGGATTCAGAATAAACGATATTCAAATTATCCATATACTCCGGCAATAATCCAAAATAATAGTCTGTACTATCACCAAGAACATCATCTATAGAAGATGCCAGCGTTGGAGCATAATTTACATCATTATGCCTGGCCACATAAATATCAAGATCCAGCATCAAATTATCTATCTTATTCAAAGATTCTTCTGTGCCATCATAAGTTTCCGATGTCCCTATTATATCTATGCCAAACCACGTACAAGCCTCTTCTATATCCCATATCATGCTTCTTAAATCGGATTCGGTGTCGGCATTAGCCCTATGTAAATAAGCTGATATACGAGCTCTTAGGAACTCTATTTTGCCAGGATTGTAATAAGACAGATCTTGTAGCTTAGACAAAGATCTTCTCTTGCCTTCCACCACATCATCCCCTTCTATGTTTATTACCGGAATCTTATTCGTAGATGAGAACTCATCAAACATAGATTCGGCAAATTCTTTATCAGAAACGAATTTCTCAACCAGTTCAGGATATGAATTTCTCAACGATTCAAAAGCAGATGAAAATTCAGAAAAGTTTTTTATGCCGGCTACTGTTTTACGCATAGCATAATAAAGCTCAGAAGGATTATATGGTACTTTTTTACCAAATTGGTTAAACACTCCCTCCTTGTAAACAATAGGACCATACTGATAGTCAATAGACATAAAATAATTATCTTTTTCCCTATCATGTTCGTTAATAGAAGAATCTATTAACTTTCTCATGGAAGTCGAAACCTCGTTTAAAACAGAAGGATCGGATAAAATACGACTTATTTCTGTTTCATCATACAAACCGGATCTCCTTAATTTCTGCTCATTCAGTATCAAACTGCCATCTACATAAAAATCGAAGAGGATAGCATTAGACAATGAAGACGCATTGAAAAAATAATGAGTAGACAAAAGGAAATCCCTTACATCCTTAATGTCCTGAGCCGTTAAAGGATCAGCAAAATAAGTCTGACGCTTCATATACGACAGCACGTCTTCTAAAAGAGGTTCGCCATTGGGATCGGTATTAAACATCTCCCCTGGAGCCGGGTTGTTCCAATGACCGTAATACGACAAAAAACCAGGAGTGTAAGCCTTAGCCCATACCTGAAGGGCCCGCTCGCTGTTTCCTAATACTTTTAAAGCACTTTCGTAAAGAACGGAAGGCTCCCCGTTAGGAGCCTTAACCCGTTTTATTTCATTTTCCTTTTTTTCTATCTGACATTTGACACCCATTGTAATTAACTTTTTTGCAAAGTTAATTATAAAACCGACTTATACAATGACGGATCCCAAATTCCTTCTATATAAATCTCCGGAAAACTCAAACTGCCATCACGAAGAGTGGTGACTTCCAAGCTGGGAATGTTGAAAACAGTACTGGTATCACTAAACTCACCATTCAACTTGATAGCATTTCCGCTGTTATTAGCCTCATAATAAAAATAACAATAATTTTCATTAATGCTTGGATCATATTCGTACCAATATGTTAGATCTTGTATATGATCTTCTATGTTACCAATTTTGTTTTCACCTAATATAAAAATACCATTATTGCTATGATTATAAACCATAGATTCATAACCACCATAATTCCAATTACTATTAAACATTATGTAACTAACATCAGAATCATGATCTTTTAATACAGGTCCTATATGTATATGAATTTTATTAAACTGACATACATAAGGTCTTTTCCCTCCAAGCCTTTTTATATCCTCATTAGATAACTTATTATAACATCCTCCCACGAAATTATCCGCAGCATTAAAAAATCTCCTTCTCATACTCAACACTCCTTGTTTAACTCATTTATCGAATCCGAATTATCAGAACCTTCTACGAGATTCTTATTCCTATCTATCTCTTCCTGACTCATGTTACTCATCATATTTTGTATTTTTCTACCAGATTGAGATAAAGAGCGGATGAATGCACTGGAACTTATCTTAACTCCAAGATCCGGTTTTGCCCTAAACGCTTCACCGGTACTGATATTATACAAATCATACACACCTGAGTTCATATAGAATTTATATATCCAGTTTCCACCAGCTTTTTTGTACCCTAATTTGGTTAACTCGACTACACTCATACCAAATTTAATGCCATTACGACCCATTATCTTCTCCGGTATAGGTTCTACCTTAGCCGGAACAGATGTATATGCTTCATCGCCGCCGTACAGGAAATAAGGGGTTGTCACCCTTGATATGTGAGTAAGCGGTTCTTCGGATATACGAGGCTCGTCTTTCGCAGCCTTATATTCTTCCCTTGGATTGGATATCCTAATAAAAGGATCGTATGTCAAAAAGGTTAAGCCGTATTCTACTTTATAACCTGATACGCCGTTAAGATCCCTTATAGCCTTAGTCGTATGCGAGTGATTGATGGTGTCTATACCATACCTTGATTCCATATCGGTCATAATACTATTAACCTCATCTCCCTCTACATAAACCTCTTCTCCTTCCGGGATAGAGGTTATGCCGGCAGCCCTTCTAAGTAGCCATAAAGTGACTTCAGCAATGTCAGAGAACTTATCTCCGTTCTTCCTATAGTTATCTACTCTTCCTTCTTCATATCCAGGTAATTCGACATTTCCTTTAACTTCGACATTTGTTCTGGATTGTCCTTTGCCTTCTCCATCTCCCTTTTTATCGCCATCTTCCTCAGTGCGTACTGCACCGCCTTCTGCACTTCCTTCTTTTCCATCATTTAAAATATTATCTGATTCTGACTCTATAGACTCCACGACAGCATCATACTCTGGTATGCCGCTAAGGAAATCTGCTACGTTATTCAAAAACTCTATTTTTTCCTCGTTTGTCATATCAAGGCTTTCCACGGGCTCCCATATGGCAGGCAAGTTGTTTGATTTTATTGCAGTAGAAACATCTTCTACAGTTTTATTATCCACCGTAGGCAAAACTTTAGAAACCAAACTATTGATATCAGATTCCATTTTTTCTACTTCCTCTTTTGTGCCATATTCTTTTAGGGTATCCATGCCATTGACTCTAAGAGAATAATTCAAAGCCTTACTCGGAACAAAATTAATATATTTCAAAAAGTTTTTCAACTCTGATATAATTTGTTCGTCAGATCTTGGCCCAACATAATCAACCACCACCTGATCTGTTTGAGAACGAAGCCAAGAAACGTATTCATTTAAGGTCTTACCACCTTTACTGGAAGGAGTGGATATTTTATCACCTACTGTTCCTTTAGGTTCTAATCCCATTTCCTCCTTAAGACTTTTAGGATTACCTCTCTCACGAAGAAACCTCAAGTCACCTCCTACAATCTTCCTTGCTATAAAATCAAAAATATTAGCATAAGGCGGCAATCCTTCTTTTTCTATATGAGATTCTATTTCGTTTAACATAAGAGAGAAGTTTTTCCTGGAGGTACGCTTCTTGCCAGGTAAAGACTGCATAGCTTGTGCCGCAGGAGCCGGCTGAGCTAATGGCGCCGGCTGAGTCCCCCTGACAGCTCCTTCCTCTGGCATTTCCTCTTCATAAACATCCACGTATTCTTTAGAAGTAACGGTCTTACCCTCATCAGAGAAAGGAAGATCATCCTCTATAAGTGATTTTGATCTGGAAGATGATTTACCAAATTGAATCCTGATCTTAGGAGCGACAAACATCTCACCTTCGAAATCTATTCCAGATTCTACTTCAGATGTCACAATGTCTTTAACGCTCCTACTTCCATCTTCTACCCACTTAACAACATCAGGAACCGTAGATAATTTTTCTATAGCCTCACGAGCTTTTATAAGCCCTGAAATAGGATTCAAATACGATACTTGATACGAAGCCGGATCAAGACCTAACTTGGTCAGATACGCATTAAGATCTTGTATGTCATCTTGACCCATCTGCAACAATTCAGAGTCACCGGATTCAAGCAGCATATCTATAAAAGAAATCCATTTCTTTCCTTCCTCTGATTCTACAGAACGTAGACTAACAGGGAAAAGATAATTAAGACCGTTTTTACCTTTGATGACAACTACCGGAACTCTTACATTTTTGTAATTATTCCCCTTGTCATTTAATATAGAATAAGCAAATGGGAAGCCTGTGTATTTAGAGCCGTTCTTAAGCACGACTTTGCCATTTAATACATATCCGACATCAGATACTTTTTCAGCACCTTTTTCGGTAATAGGGAGATTTTCTACCTGGCCATATCCTTGACCGTTCACCCTCATGTTAAATACCGGTCTTCCGGGAAGAGTCTGGGCAACAACATGCGTGCCGACGCTGATGGTAGCCGACCGGCCGGCGTCCTTCTTCCACTTGTTAAAAGCCGTTCTTCTTATCTTACTTATACCATCTATGCCTCCTGTGTCAGCTTTTACAACAGAAACGAATCTGTTTCCACTCATGACCTTGATAACCATATTGGACACCAGTTTATTCTCAGCAGATTCTATTCTTTTTTTATCGCCGGACTGAACAGCGTCATTGTATTCGGCAAAAAGAGACTGATTATAAGTATCATTTACATCTATTTCGAGATTAACCTTATCTCCTTTTTTCAAAGAAGATAATGCTTCCTGATCTATTTTATCTACTTCATTCTCTCCGAATCCGACACCTGTTCTGTACGGAACCAACTCATCTGAATCAAGACGCTTATAAACCAAAGAATATGAATTACCCACGTCCTGAATAGACACGTCTGTGTAGCGATTAAGAACACGAGCCGATTCTTTGTCTATAGACCATCTTGCATGATAAGGCAGTTCTATCACGGTAGCCGTTTCTCCACCTATGTTAAGAGAATACCTTTTAGTGCCATTAGCGTTCGTTTCAGAGCTTATTTGAATAGGAACCAATGATTTTATAGAAGATATAAATTTATCGGCTCTAAGACCTGCAATTTCATACCTTTCGTTGCCATCGTTGGATATTCTTCTAACCATCAACGTCTCTGGATTCTGGGCGCTATCTATGTTAGCTCCAGGCGTATTATCGGATTCATCTAACTCATTTACAAGAGAATCTATATTGGTATCATCCTCCCCAAAATTACTTAACGTAGATTCGGAAATACGACCTTTATCAATAATCCTGTTTTGTTCGATATAAGGAAGGAGATCCGTGATGTTTCCAACCTGGCCAAGATCTTCTATGGTAAATACCGAATCGGCAAGCTTATCTTCGTCAACTTTCTCCCCTTTGTCCCGTCTGTTCATTATATCAACATACAAAGAAATAGCATCATCAAGTTCCTTCCTTTGATCTGGTTCCAAATTGGATTTAGCCATATCAATAATAGCTTTATTATCCTCATACACAGATCGAGGCTCAGTAAGTCTCCTAACTTTATCTGATAAATCTTTTATCATCTTAGCCGGACTGTCTCCAAGAAATGATATGTAATCATCAATATCCTGCTTGTATTTATCATATATCTCCTTCTCTCTTGGAGATAAAAGATCTTGATTACCTGTATATATCTTGTCTACTATACGTTCTCTAACCTCTATAGGTGCAGACAAAAGATCTTCCATAGCCAACTCATAATCAAAATCAGACAATATATCCTCTTTCGGTTTCTGAGTTATACCATCATTTAAATGACCAAATACTTTCATTGTAAATGCCTCATCTGAATCTATTTCACCATTGTTCAGGAGTTCATTTATTTTTTCATCTAAACTGATATTGTCTCCTTCCTGGTTCTGATAAAAACGCTCACTTTCTATAGGCTTGGTATCAGATGACACCATATCATTTAAGAACTTAGAGAATAAAGAAAAATCGTGTCTCATAAATTTCTTATCCTGCATGGAGTTCATGAATGACCGTAGAACCTTATATTGGGTAATAGCTTGCTGGTATTTTACCACCATCTTTCTTAAATCCTCTGCTTCTTTCTTCCCCTTATTGTTCTCGATATAAGTGCTTAAAGAAGCAACAGAATCATAAGCTTTTAATATATCTTCAGCAGTTATTGTTTCGGATTTAAACAACTCAAGAGCTGATACTCCAGGATCAAAAGAATAAAATACTTCTTTATAACTACTAAGAAGATCTTCTGACAACCTTCTATATTCCTTATTAAGATTATCGTATTTAATAGTTTTTTGTTTTATAGCCTCTGCTTCGGTATCATTGCCATCCTCTACTCTTCTTGGAGTTGTAGCCAACCTTTCTATTTCAGCATTCAGATCATTGATCTCATTACGCAATTCCCTTAACTGATTAGCTGTATCAAAAGCTTGACTTGATAATGAATAAAACGTATTTATATCATCAAACAAATTATTGTCATTTACATAATCAGCAATATCATTTGATGCTTCCATTGCCATATCCTCTGCATCCAACCCCTTAAACACAGCATTAGCAACATTAGATCGATAAAGATCAGATGAAGTCTCAGCAGTAATAGCCTCAGCAAAAGAAGAAGCTTTTTTATAATTGGCTAACTTCTTATCAAAATCTTTTATAATATCTTCCTTGTATTTTTTAACAGTTTCTTCATCTACTTTCATTTCAGAAGCCAACTCACTTTCGTCAAGGCTTTTAACCATTGACCTGAAATTGTTAGCCGTATCCTCTAACATTCCCATTCTGTCAGATAATTCAAATTTAGAATAATAATCTGATTCAGGATCATTCATTTGAGCATTAAATTCGGCTAAATTTCGCATAGAGTCTTTTACAGATTGAGAAGTAAAAGCATTATTACTATTAAATTTCTCAACATCAGTATTAATAGTACGCTCTTTATTTCTCCTTTCATATAAACCAAAAGCACCATTTCTGGCTCCAAATAAACCACCAATCAGGGCTCCTATGCCAATCTCTTTCAATCCTTCTTTGGTTGTAAATTGTTCAGCTATGGCCTTAGAAAAAGAATCAACTATAGAAGACGTAGCATCAAGATACGTCTTATCATATCTTGATCTAATAAAATCTTCCCCCATGCGCTGAGCAACACCTTGCATGCCTTCCTCCCATACACCTTCAGATATGGGTCTTTTAGATACATTCCAAACAGTAGCTAAGGATTTCTGGAATAAATTTGCTTTTACCGTCTGTAATCTTCCAGCATCACCCGCTACCTTCTTAGTCCCTAATCCAAACAAATAGCGATCTACAAAACTCTTTGATCCCCTATATGTGTTTGATACACCCTTTAATCCAGGTATGTATTTAGAAGCAAAACCAGTGTCTACTCCAAGATATTTTCCCAGAAGAAGATAATTGGATAATCCAACTATACCCATATTAGCTAAAAATATGCTGTTTGCTGTATCGGAAATAGAACTCTTAAATTCAGCCATCTCAGACTGATTAGGATTCCGACCATACATATTTTTAAAATATTCCTTGTATTTACTTTCAGAGTCTTTCATGAAGGACTGAGCCTCCACGGCAGACTCCCAGCCGGCGCCCACGAACGTATTTACTCCTACCTTGGCCATATTGCCTATGGCCCTGCCGTACATCGCTCCTGCCCTATACGCTCCAAAAGCTGATTTTACAGCACTTGCCGCAATCTTAGACGCCGCCATCTTTCCGGCCACTCTCATCCCTACTTTAGCGCCAACAGCTCCAAGACTTGACACGCCCATCCCACCTGTAAGGTAGGCAGACAGAATAGCTCCTGTCGTAAACGATAGACCATTTCCAATAACATCATTAAAAATAAAATTTGCAGTTCCAAGACTCTGCAAAAATCCCATATCACGCTCTTCTCTTGTATAATAATGAGGAAGAGAGTGGTTTATCCTTTCATCTATATCATTTATGGCCCGTGTAAAATCATTGTCAAATGCAGAAGATAACGTACCAGTCTTTATAAGATTATACGCAGCCGGGATAATACCTACTACTCCTGATACACCATATAATGCTGTTTTTGTGACAAGTTTTCCTATACCATTAACAGCCTTATTCCAAGTAGTTTGCCTTCTTCCGTAATAATCTTCATTATCCCTTCCTGGCATATAACTTTTAAACTTTGCAAGACCGATGTTCCCATCGGATAAAAAGTCATATGCTTCATCTAACTTAATAGTTCTTCCTTTACCAAATACACCAAAATCAACAGCAGATGACTGTTGATTACCAGCTATAACCTCACCATAAGACGTTTGTTTACCAGAATAAGTATTCCTTGATTTATCTTGAATAGATTTTATCATGGAATTTAACTTATTATAAGACTCCTCTTTCTTCTTTCTTGGATCATCTCCACCATTCAGAGCCGATTTTAGTCCAGAAAAAGATGTGTCTACATCAAAAGAAGTATCTATTCCGCTAATATCAGACCCTTTTTCTGAATCATCATCAGGATTTATGGCTGATACCGGGGGAGTATATGAACCTACTTTCATCCTCTCCATCTCTCTTTTTGCTCCCTCAATAAGAGAAGATTCTTCTTCATATCGCGTAGGAACTACGGCATTATACCCTCTTAATCCAGTAGATGGTAAGAAACCTGATTTCTCTACCAATGTCTGTTCCTTATTTTCCATATATTATTCCCTATTTACACTATTCAACAACTTCATCAACTTGCCGTTTTTATTCAAAGACGCAGGTAAATTACCTCCTTCTTTTGCCGCCACCATATCCTTAATCTCCTCTGTTATGGCTGCCACAACAAAATCAACTATTTTTTTCTGAGGCGCAACAGCAAGTTCTTTAGACACATTATCCGCAAACCATACATTAGGAGTATCAAACGAATCTATTAACTCAGGTTTACCATTCTCCATAAGATAAAGCCTTGTCTCATATCCATAACCGTAACTTGTCTTAGGATCATAACCTTCAACCTTTACACCAAGCTTTCCACTGTTATCCAATATATCTTTAGCTGCATTAAGAAGCCAAACCTTTTGTTCTGGCATATCATCTAAATTATTACCAGATTCATTTATCATATCTGATAACACTTTCATCATTGAAGATACAGAAGCATAAGCGGGTGATATATCTGAATTTTCAAGCATCTTCGGATACCACATATTGGTATCACTTCCAAATGTAGGTCTTATAATACCACTTTCATATCCACCTATATCGACGGAAGGAGTATTAATACCAGGATCTATGCCATTATTTATCAACTCTGTTTCAGATACCTCAACAATATCTATTTCCTCTCTTTCACCAGTATGATTAGCAACCAAACTGTAAGTCTTCTCTCCATTGTCGGCTATTCCCGATTCTGTCAAAGAAAATGATTCAATAGTTGCCGATGATGATTTAGATTTACCAACAGGATGCTCTGCCATTTTTTTAGTAAATAGATCCCTGAGAACACCCATCTCTCTATAACCAGCCTCCTTGGAGGTTAATTTGGTTGAATACGTTACTGTGTTAGGTGAATACAGTTCGAGATATTCTTTACGTATCTCATTTATACCATCATCTTGAACCTTAGTTATTTGATTGGCTATATTAATATCGCTTACTACATCACCTCCAACGCTCTCCATTCCGCTAATAGAATACAGTGTATTAAAAAACACCTTTTCTTCACCATCCGAGAAACTATTTTTTACATCATCGTATTTTTTTAAGAAATACCTGCCACTTTTGCTATCCCTCTCAAATACTTTAGATAAATCAATGCCATCATTTTTCACCCTCTTTCTTATAGTAGCTATATCAGCAGGCGAGAATCCTTTTTCATAATATCTTACTCCAGATTCTACATCGCCGACTGTACCTCTATTTTTTCTTAAAATATCATTAAGGGATAACGCTGTAGCATAGGCTATATATTCTTCGGGTTTACCTCCTTCCTTCTGCGCGATCGCATTTGCTATTTCAGATACAATATTATCATAAATCTTATTCTCCTTCTTAATTCTATCATTCTCTATATCCATCTTGTCTACAGCGCTATTAAGCTGCATATAAGCATCTGTGGCAGCTTTTCTCTCTGCCACAGGTAGCTTGTCAAACATATCATTAGAGAGACCTCCATTGTCCTTTATATACTTAAGAAGTTTTTCTTCATCCATAAGATACTTGTATCCTGATGTTTCATCCGTCATATTTCTTGATATGGCAGCTTGAATATTTTTCATGTTTTCAGCACCAAGGGCTGTAGATAGTCTACTTCCGGATGTTACAAGATCTGTATATGCCTTATTAAACTTCTTATGAGTTTCTTCTGATATGCTAATATTTTTAGTTTCGATAGGATTAGCTGAAATAGTTCCACCAGAGTTTGTGCCAACGCCCACCTGCATGGCTCGGCTTCCAGCTCTGCCGCCTGCCGCTCCTGCACCAGAGGACATAAGTTTTGCTATTCTGGCTTCATTAAGCCTATTCTGCATCTTCAGACGTTCTTCGTCTAATCCAAATCTGGCTTCATCCTTATTCTTACCATATTCAAACTCTGCAATATCCCTATTTCTTTCATATTCAAATTCTATCTTCCATTTTTCGAAATTCAAATTAGCTAATCTTTCCCTCTGATTATATTCTTTGGTTTTCCAGTAAAGCTCGTCGGCTTTGATTATGAAAGACGAATTATCATAAGCATATGAAGCAGCAGCATTATTAATAAAATTATTTTCAATAACCCTCATCGCTCCAAGATACGGATCGTAAGCCCTTTCATCCATTCTGCTAAATTCAGATTTCATGGAAGCTATTTCAGATTTGGCTCTCTTTATTTCATTTTCAACCATTTCTTTCTTTGCAGGATCAGAACCCAAACCGGAAAGATCGGCAGTAAGAGCATCAACATACCTCTGCTTATCACTTATCTGCTTATTCATAAAACCAAGAACAGAATCATACGAATATAAAGAGGGATTAGAGTCTACCATGTAAATAGCCTCCACCTGCATCTGCTGCCTTGCTTTATCTGATAACCCTGACAATGCAAAAGAAGCTATCTGTTCAGGAGTAAGCATATCCTTAGTTACTTCTTGTACTGCCCCGGTAGGATGACCATCCTTGTCAAGAATAGGAATCTGAACTTTAGCTCCTTTATGAAGCTTGCTTATAAAATCTATCCTATCTTTTAATTCCTTATTATAATCAGTATAAGGAGTATATTGAAGAGGAGCAAGACGGGAACCAGCCTTTCCATCATTCACCCATTCATTATACGGCTTTAAAGCCGCATAAGCATTCGCAGCAGAATAAAGTTCTGGATTATTTATTTGTAAATCAGATAGCATTTTATGCATTCTCCTGCCTTCTTTTGTGCCGGCAATCGCGTTAATGACCGTATCATCCAACACCGAACTGATCTCTCCTTGTATGGCTCTCGTAACACCATCAGAAGAAAGATCCACGCCTTTAAATTTTTGATTGATGTTAGCAATCACACCTGACATCTTATCTTCCATATAAGCGCGGGCTTCAGGCTTATCTATCTCTTGACCAATAAGATAATCTACCTGGGTATAAATCTTTTCACGAGCAGCATCAACCTTCTGCTGTTTGTACATCATGACGTCCTTAACAAGATCTATGTTGTAAGGACTAACATACGGGGCATATTGCCTTAAAATACTATACTGTGAAGCCACTATTTGGTCCTCCTTCTTCTTTTATTTTCGTCATCTTCTTCATTTAAACTTCTCAAGTAAGGTGTAGAATAATCACCCATATTCATCACATCCTGATTACCTTGAACGTAAATAATTTGACCACTTGGAAGCATTCTCATATTCGGAGCTATGGAAGCTATGGTATTCAACGATGTACGAACATTAAACTTATTCTGTATCTCACTGTTTATGCTGTCATAATAACGAGCAAGATTTTCATCCCTTATAGCCATAGCCTTCAATAACCCAGATTCATAACGTTGCCTTTCCGCTATGTTCTTATCGTCTGTCTGAACATAAGCCATTTCATTGAATCTATCAGCTTCGTTTATTTGCCTTGCGTTATTGAAATTTACTTCGTTAATGTACTTGGCTATATTGCTTCCGGCTATGGCGTTCATATTAGCCAGAATAGCGGAGCGCTGGGAGTCGGGCACGTCACCTACTGCGTCCAACTGAGCCGATGTCGCGCGGTTGAGCTCGTTGATATACTGATCAGCAGATTGAAGAACCGGGTCTATTCTCGGAGCCTGATGCCTTTCCAGACCTTCTATCTCCAAGCCTGTATCGAGCGTTCTCAGCATCTCCGGGAAAATAGGACCGAACGCCGCCGGTCTGCCCTGTCCTTTAGGTCCGTTGTCTTCAACCACCTCCTCTGTATCGGTGTCGGTTGCAGTCGTAGGCGTACTTGCTTTCGGTTTTACCTCTATCCTTCCAGTAGATCCAATCTTAGGCGGTGTAAGGCCTGGTGCTATGGGACCGGCCTCAATAGGCTTCATTTCTGGTTTAACAGACTCAAGAACGAAGTCTATTTCCGGCATTAACCCACTATCTCTTAAAGCAACAAACTTATTATAATCGGAGCCCAGAATCTTCTTAGCGGCATCAGATTTATCACCAAATAAGTCAACATAATTCTTTATCCCTTTTTCGTTTAACAATCTTTTTTGCTCTGCCGAAACAACGTCCAACCCATAATAAGAACGAGTAGCTGTTGTCTGACCAAACTTATCATCTACGGCAAATGAATTATAAGCCTGATTCCCTCCGTAGCTTCCGGCGTCCTGGCCCCAGAATCCGTATTCATCTCTGAATTTCTTGGCTGCATCAGCATTCGTAATAGCGCCTACATCAGCTAACGCCCACAATGCATTTAATTGCCTGTTGTATCCTTTCTGGAAACCTTCTGTATCAAAATCACCATCCGTATTGTACTTGTTAGCCCATCGGTTTATGTCGAGCAAATTAGATACCGCCTTATCATTTACCCTGCCGTATCCTAAATTGCTTCTATGTTGGAGATTCTGGTTGGCATTGACACTGGAATCAGGATTAAGAATCTGCTCACGACCACTAACATCAGATACAGTCATATTAAGAGTTCGTCCAAATAACTGATTGATAAGCTTATTGTAGCCGATAGCATTCTTTCTAAGTTCCTCCAGCTCCTTCTGAGTAGGTCCACCTTCAGCCATTTTCCTGGTTTGCTTAACATACTCGTCATATATCCAGTTCTTGGCATCTGATTCTGCAATATTAAAAGCCTTGGCTTGTTTCTTTACCTGATTCAGATCAACAACCCCGCCATACCTGAAGAAAGCATCCATCTTCTCGTTACGCTTAGATTCTTCCTGTTTGCCATAAACGATTTCAGCGAAAGAACGAAATTGTACTTCAAGCTCGTCTATCTCTTTCTGGTTTTCATTGACGTACTTGGAAAGAATAGAAGCATTAAGATTAGATGTATTTTTATCTTTTACATCTTCATTTTTCTCTAATCTCTTATATACACGCTCCTGATCTTCATACTTATCAGACAAACCGATCTTCTTCTTATATCGATCAAGGAGTGTAGCATACGTATCTTTAGACGTTGCCTTAATACCGTAGTTTTCTCTAACGTAAGAGGCGAACTCATCATCTATCTTACGATAATCGGAAACAATATAAGCTTCCGGTAAATCAACTGGCGTGCCTCCATTCTCATGCCTGTTTCCTTTAGCTTCCATAGGCCCCACTGAATCAGGCGTCAGCACATACTCGCCTTTCTCTATCTCTACGTTAGCATTATCCTCCATAGATTTAGGAAGAGGATAAATATATTCGCCGGTCATATCAGACGTATCCATCTTCTGACCGTTACCTAAATTCACGCCACCACCTTCACGTTCCCACTTGATGAATTGCTGACGACGCTCCTTGGCAAGTTTTTCCCTTGCAGCCTGCTCGTCTCTGCTGGCAGCATATGCAGCAGATGAAGCTCCCATGATATTACGGGTAAGACCTAATCCTAAACTAACACCAGATAAGGCAGCTTGAGCCACGTTAGCGCCCACCTTATTACCAGCTCGTATCCTGCCAAGGCTGGATCCGAACATCTGAGCTCTGCTGGTTAGGTCGGGTGAGTAATATGGGATAGTCATAGGATCGAGAGGATTTCCATCCTGTGATCGCTTTTCTTTTGATTGATTTTCTTCTTTATCAACACTAACAATAGTTCCTTTGGGCATAGACTTAGGATCGAACGTATTGTTATTACTTACATTCATAGTCGGAATAGAAGGTTCTTGCATTTTTATAGTAGAATAGTCAGGACCTATAATATTGTCAAATCCTGCCTCCATCATGTCTATTTCCGAATTTATCTCACTCATACCAGGAACATTGGACATATCCATATCAATATAAGGATTAGATGTCGTATCAGCCTGTTGTGTAACATCCTGAACACTACCACCAGGAGCGAATACCGGACGATTTTTTATGATTCGTAATCTCATATCATCTTTTTTCACAAAGATAAGAGAAACGAACGAGAAAATCCAACGTTATGGGATACGTTTAAAAATCAATCATGTACGGAAGACAAACCACCCGAATCAGGGTCGTACTTAAGACCGCATGCCATGCGATAGTTCTTAAGCGCTCTCTTGTACAAAAACAGCACCGTCTTGGAAACTATTTTCTTCATAGATTTGGTTAAAACCTCTTCTGTTGAAACAGACATCAGACAGCTATTCAAGAACGACCTGACATTAGAACCGAACAAGGTCTTCACCATTTTTCTAAACGTTCTAAAAATATATGATGCAGAAAGAGACTTTAACCCATTGCGAGCCAGTCTCTTATTAATATAATTAATGGCTTTTTCAGATAGACAAAGCCTGCTCTTTCCTTGACTGTCCACCTCTGACGAGAACCACGAATACAAGGTGGTAGGATGTTTCTTGAGATGATTGATGAAGGAAGTCATTATCCCTTCTTTCAAAGTCCTTTTGTGGGCTACACATGCAGCAATCTTCTCTTCTCTTTTTAAAGAGCTGTCAAGGCACCTAAACACCGTCCTATCGTCTCCAATAAAATACTGAGGACGTTCTTCTTTAAACTTAGCCCGATAAGCGGCATATCCTTCCTTACGGAGCATATCTATCTGAGACCGGATATAGAACCTTACACACTTTTCTTCGGCTTCTTGCACGCTTTTAAGATAAGGAACTGACTTTCTCCCATATCGAAGATAGTCATAAACCATAGCCTCTATGAAGTCATTGTATGGGAAGAATCTTCCAAAACCAAAGTTCCAAACTATGAAACATCGCACTCTATCTTTCCAGTAATCAGATATAAGAAAGTTACTACAATATCTCAACTTCCTGTCTTTCTGATAGAAATGATGAGTATGTTTGTCGTAAAATAGATTAAAATATCTCAAATTGCCTAAACACTGACCGGATGGACGGCGTACTACATTATACCCTAAGTTGCTGAAGCTATTGTATATAACTTCTATCGGAGAGACCGGCTCTTTCTTAAAGAGCTTGTCGTGTAACTTGTGAGGATCTGTTATTTCTTTTAACTTTGTGTCCATATTGGTATCTTTTAGTGCAAAGATATGGTTTTTTATCATACGCTCAAAGAAGAAAATGCACGGCCTTGTATCCGGTTTGAGAGAAATAGGATACAAGGTTTTTTTGTTTTATGACGGTTTGGATAAGAGACGGGAAAACGGTTCTGAACGTAACTGACTGACTGTCAGGGGTGGGACAACAAATCTTGAATTAAAACTACGCCTATTAATAGTCTCCGTTTTCCTTAATATTAAGACCATTTTCAATGATCTTACCCATTATATCATTTATATTATTTTATATACTTTAATATTTATTCATATAATTGTTTACAGTGAATGAACTTAACGACCGAAGGGAGTTAAGTGAGTGAACAGATTAACAAATTACTTTTTCCGTCTATTGTATTGTTTGCCTAATTGTGTTAAAGGATTGAGTATCGTGACCGAAGGGAACGATGCGAAAGAACATATAACATTTAAAAAACGACTGAACCTATCGACTGAAAGGAGATAGGTGATGGAGTGACGTTAATAGTTATATTAGGTAGCCAGTGGAGAATTAGGCAGGCTGGTAGGCGAGACGGGCTCCCATGCCCGTCAGGACAGTGGAGGTACGTAGGTCTGTTCTGTTAAACCAAGGCGATGATAGTTCCATCCTTCACGAAATCGCACAAAAAAGCCGGATTATCTTGATATCGTTCTTCAACCTTCGGTATCCGCATAACGAGTCTCAAATCCGGCTTCGCTTTATTAATATGATAAATAAAATAATTGTTCTAATTGTCAGTGACGCCTTTAATGCGAAGCTGAATATTGGGAAGCACGGCATTAATCAAAGCCATTTTCTTATCCTCTTCGCTTTCTTTTTGATTCTGTCTATACATCATATTATAATCACTGTCATCACCATCCTTTTTCCCGTCTAACGTCAGTAAATGATTTATGATGTCCTTACCATACGTTTCAGTCCATGTACGGAATCTCTCTTCCTCGGACTGTCCCTCCTGGGACGGGGCTTCCGGGTTAGGGAGGGCGGCTGCCACTTCTACCTCTGGAAGTGTTACCGATGCTGCTATTTCACCATCATCTCCGAATCCCATTTGGCCATACGAAGATACGGAATTGGAATTTTCTTCAATTTCCAAACCAAGATTTTTAGCAACTTCCATAGCATAGTTATAACGGTCATCATTTCTTATAACACTTTTATGAGGACGTCCTGCTCCTTGGTTCCAAGCTACTACAGCATCTTTAAGGTTATCGGCGTTCATAAAATCCTGCCGGCTATAGTTGTAATACCCTGGTCCTTCTTTTCCTTTTCTTGTGTATAAGAAATTAGAATATCCGGTTTTCCCTTCGTATTCGTCAGCTAAGAACTCAAGTTGGTCTTTGAATGTGGGTGTAGAATGACCTTTCTTTTTGGCATGCTTGAATAACTTATCCATGCGTTCATTATGCCATTGCTGTATGCCGTATGATGTTCTATTGTCTCCATATATGTCATCTTTAAGACCGGATTCAGCCATGAGATTACCTATGATGGCAAGCGCCTGTATCTTGGACATACCCCTCTTATTAGTAAAGTAATCATATGCTTCACGCTGTTTTCCAACCACTCCACCTTCTTTCATCTTACTTACATCATCTACTACACCTAATGTTGATATAATAGGATTTGCAATATCAAGTACATCATCTACCCTATTCCCATATCTTCCCATAAAAGACATATTCCTTATCACATTCGTTCCTCCTATTGCCTCGGCGGCTCCACCAAGTATGCCGGCGTAGTTAAAAGTATTATCTCCTTCTGGATCTAAGGCAATCTGGCTTCCGTCAACACCCACATTAGACAATCCAGCTATGGTTTGTATTTTGCTACTTTCTGCTATTGTCTTAAGAATCGGCATCAACCTTAATCCCATTTTGTTATATAATCTGAGCATTCCTGGTGTAGAAGAAGCAACGTCCGCAAGTGTAAGCAAAGATTCGGCCATTAACTTATAAGGGTAAGCATCCTCCCTGCTCTTGTTCTCCCTCTCTTCTTTAGCATCATCAATTCCCTCTTTTACCTTATCTATATCTATAGAATCTAAAAGATTATTTATAATAGCTCCTATTTCTTCCCCGTTTCCATCTTTGGATATTATCAAATTTCCTATTTCACTATTTGAAAACCCGGCTATTCTTCTAAATTCGTCCTCATCAATTTCACCTTTTTCAAGATCTGAATGAGCTTGTTCAAGTAATCTCCTCCTCTTTTCTTGCCACTCCCCATTGTCATCTTGTCTTTTTATAACCTCATCTCTCTTGTCTGGATTGCTCCACCAATACTTAGCTTCTCCACCTTCTTCGTATTTCCTTACAAACCTTTTAGGTAAAGCCTTGTCATTATTTCGAAGCACACTACCTTTCTTAGGATCGTATTTGATACGTTCCCTTATTCTAAGAGGGACATCCCTTTCCGGTATGATGTCTTCCGCTATCTTCTTTCGACTAAAATCATAATCATCCTTCACATCTAACATACCGGCATCAGGATCCCATCTTACACTGAAATTCTTCAACGCACCTAATCCGGAAGCTTCGTTTACTTTTTCAAAATTGTCACCATATACTTCTTCTCTAAATGGACTTACGCCTTCATTTACTAAAATCCATTTTCCTGGATTTTCAAATATATTTTTATTTAGTTTATCAAGGACCTTCTTGTAATCTCTTATTTTTAGTTTACTTTTTTCATCAGCATTCTTATATGCCTCGTCAAGCATGTTGTTCATATACTCTTTATCTAATAAAGATTGTATCAAAATAGCTTGTTCTTGAGGCAATCCTACGTACTGAGCATCATCATCATCGTCATCAAAACGATACTTGCTTGCCGGCAGCCTACTTATATCCCCATCCGTATAAGCCTTCCACATCTTTTCCTCGAAGTCAGTAGCCGTATCTTTTCCAGATCGCTCCCTATTAGGATCCAACATACGTTTCATAGTAGGAATAAAATCGGCGATCAAACTAATAGGATCAGTGTCTAATATTGGATTAACGGATTCATACCATTTATTAGGATCGGCATTATTGGATATCCCTACCGACTCAATAATAGAATCAGATACTCTAACCTTCTTGCCATCATAGCCTCTACCCACATACCCTGTATCACCGTATTTTGCGGCTACATGACGAGCGTCTTCATACTTTGAATCATTAGTATCTTTTTCTATAGATTCGTTCTCTACAGGCTTGTCTTCAATCAAGACATAGTTACTGTCATCATCCGCCGTCCAGGGCTGGTCTGTCGGCGTAGAGAACACCCGACGCTCGAAGGCACGGCGCTTCTTCTGGCCGCCCATACCTTTCTCGTTTTCATTGTGATTTATTTCTTTCACTGCCTTATCATAATCACCTTCTTTAAGGTATTTGAAAAGCATTGGGCTTTTAGAATAATCTGGTCCTCCTGTATTGTAAAACAAACTAAACAAAGCATCCCGCTGATTATTGTTTAGATTCTTGAAATTAGGAGTTCTTCGTATAAATTCCGGAACAAACGTATTAACTACACCTTCAAATTCCTTATCGGCCTCTTCTACTGTTATACCATTCTTGTATTTTTTAAGAAGATGAGGAAGATGAAATCCGTACCCGATTGTTATATTTCCCTTCTTATCGTCATATAATTCAGGCTCAAACTTTTCCCACGATTTCAAATATTTTAGGATATTTTCTGAGGGCTTCCAATCTGATTTATTCTTCTTTGCCATCTTTTTCTTCCTCTAAGAATCCAAACATTTCACCTGCGCAGTTACCAACAAATCCAGCTATGTAAGCTGCGTGTTCATCTTCTCCCACCTTAAAACCAAGAGACATATTACAATGTTGGCATACCGACATAGCTGCATGAAATGATTCATGACATATGTTTTGTATAGTCATATCATTCTCACTTTGAAAATTCCATAATAACTTAAAAGCTCTATCATCTCCCTTATCACGAACAAGATTCATAAAAGAGACTTCTGAATCTAAATCGCCTTCATCTCCCCATTCTCCTTCATGATCCAATTCTGCATTCTCAAAACGATCACACAATGTTTTGTAATCTAACCCTATGGTGATAATCAACTTTAGTGGATATATCACAAAATCAAATTCTTTTTCTTTCATTTTTCTTCCTCCTTCTTAAATTTGTGGTAAGCATCACAAACCTTGTCAACCAACCATCCCATTAGATAGGCAGCGTGCTCATCTTCTCCGGCGTCAAAACTGTAGTTAATATTAAGATACTTACAATAAAGGGAAAGACCGTGCAGACATTCGTGTCCTATGGTTCTAACATTCATATTAGACAGTGAATGAAACAAGAAACATATTTCTTTCCTGTGATTGGTTCGGTTTCCTACGAAAATAGTTCTGCCACCATAATCATCAGTCCACCCCTCCCAGCTCTGATCTTCTACTTCCAGGTTGTCGAACGTCTTAACTATATACTCTTCATCTGCCCCAAGCAATACCCTTACATTATAGGGGTATATGTCATTTTTATATAATACTTGTTTCATAACAAACTGTTTTTCAACAAAGATAAACAAAAAAGCCGAAGATATACTCACGTACTTCTTCGGCTATACCTTTAAAGCTAAAACTTGTTTACTATTGAAGCAAAATCAATGATTATATTTTTATTTTCTTAATTTCTTCAATCATATTCTTATATCCACAGAACTTGCTGTTAATAACATCGAAGATAGATTCTGACCAGCCAGCTATGTTCAAGATATTAGATCCTCTGTAAAACATCTCACTTCCATATCCTTGAATAGAAATAGAAACGATTTTGCAATTTGGATTCACTTTTTTAAACCCTTTCAAAAGTTCGGCGAATTTACCATATTTATAATTGGAACTTTTCTCCCATACAACAGATTCACCGTCTCCTATCTGCATATCTGAAATAACGTACAAGTTATCTACTTTGATCTTATCTTTAACGCACTTATCCAAGAATGCAAAAAGACCGTTTTCAGTGGCACCACCGCATTCTCCTCCGGCAGTAAAAGATTTTTTGTTATTCCATAAAACACCTTTACTTCTATCATATTCGTAATTGATAAGTTTGTCACCAAACATACCAATAAATACGTCAGGAAGCACAGAAGCAATCATACAGCCAAATAAGTTACCAATGACAGCCGTACTTGTTTTGCTAAAGGCAGACACCTCAGAAGATCCTCTCATATCTCCACGTACAGAGCCAGAGTGGTCAATCAGGATAGCCGACCGCCCCTCCAATACCGGCAGGTTCTTACAGGAGATGGTTATGGCTTTCTCCAACGCATCTAAAATCTTATATTTATTACGAGCTGTTAATTTAGCACGTTTTTTATCCGACTCAAATACAATATCATTTTCGGAATCATCAGTGCCTATATTTTCAACCTCTTTGAAAGCTGAAGCAAAACGGAAAGGAAGCATCTTCGAATTAAGCACCTTCTCTTCTATTGTAAGCTGCCTACAAACTTCATCTATTTGATCAGGCGCGTATTTGATTATGTTTACAAGGTTACGAACCATATTAAAAATAGGCATACCTTTTACATTAGAAACCACGTCCCGAATAGCGTCACCTAAAGCTTCTTTCTTTTCCTTATTGTCTTTCTTGTCCTGTCCGGCTTTAGACATTTCTTTTTCAAGAATCTTGCTTTCGTATAATCCAGACAAAGACCGACCTTCTATAAGGTACTGGAAAGCCGTTTTGTTAGCCTGATTGCCTTTGGGGTGAAATAAGTTTACGAGGTCAACCATAGTAATGACCCTACTGTCCATCTTGTATTTGTCAATCCGATACGGATCAAGACCTTCCAAAGCTGTCTTAAATCCTTTCTTAATAGCGCTGGATATTCCTCTTAACTTCTTTGGATAAATTACTTTAGAGCCATAATTGGATTACCCCATCTCTTTTTCCACTCTTTACCTAAATACATTCTTAATTCCTCGAATGAGACATATGCATCCTGTTCATCAATATAATAATGATGGGTGTCTTTGTCATAGATTTCCTGCCGTTTGGCATCATGGGCACGCCAGAGCAATTCTTCCGGTGTCGGCTGTGGTTCCGGTGTCAGTGCCATATACCAACACTCGAGCGGTGATGCCTCCGGATAGTCGTTATGATACTGTTCCTGTTCTTCACTAAGCAGGAGATAAGCGCCATCTTCGTAATTTTCGATATTGTCGCCAACAAGATAGGAATCAGGCAATTCTTGTTCCAATTCCAAAAACTGAATGTTTTTTTGAATATACAGCATATTGTCTTATTTATATTTCATGTAACGAAGTATTATGATACCGGAACCGCCTGCGCCAGAATAGCATCCTCCTGAGACATTGGAACCACTTATATAAAAAGAACCTCCTCCTGAGCCCGTATTGGGTTCTCCATTAGTAGGTCTTCTCGAAATATCTCCGACATAACCGATACCACCGCCACCTGGTGCTGATCCGGAACTATATTCTCCACCACCTCCACCACCTCCGGCGTACAATTTATTATTGAACGGGCATCTGGTAGTACTCCCTTGACCGATTCCAGGCATATCACCTGCTCCATTAGAACCATCACTTCCACCAATATATCCTGCCGTCTTTTCTGCAGGTCTTCCACTACCACCACCTGATCCCCCATCGCCCCCTCTTCCGGAATATCGACCTCCATTTCCGCCAAGAGCTTTTATTGAATTAGATTTAAACCAGGACTCTGACCCTGGAAGACCATTCTTCTGATCATCGTAAGCAGACATCGAAACTACACGATCTCCCCCTTCCCTATTGAATAGCTAACAACACTTTCTGGAGTAACAGGCACATCAAGATATGTTTTAACATGCCCCGATCCGCCCCCTCCACCACCTCTTTCAGGGCCTGACGATGCACCAGAGCCACCGCCACCAACAATGAATACATCAACAAATTTACAACCAGCTGGCACCATCCATGTACCGGATGATTTTAACTCTTCCACAACTTCTACCAATTCTCTCTTTCCCATCATCACCCTTCTCCTTATCTCTCACCTCCTTCTAATATTATCTATTTTTAATCTTATCTTCGGAAATCAACCACTGGAATATAATTTTCCGGTTGCTAATTACTTTCTTTATCCTCATCAGCATCCAACTTCCTCTTAACCTATCCAGCCATGACCGTCTGAAATTAAGAGAATCAGGATTAACTGACTTATTTATATCGTTATCGTCCTTTATCCAAATAGGGGTCTCTGACCGGTCATCGTCAACCCTGTTGAAGAAGTCATTTAACTTATGTCTTCTATATACCTCAGTATCCAGGACCTCAGTATGGTCACCTACGATCTTTGGATACGATATACGTTGCGCTAAATTATTCTTTTCTTCTGGAACAAGATGAATTTCACCTGAGTTGTTTGTGTCGTTGTAGATAGTTATCGTATCTAAACCTACTTTCCTGTCAAGAGTGTAATTCACATCATCGACGTATTTCCTTGCATCAAGCTCGTATTCTACAGAAGCCAGCGTAGAGCCATTATATTTCTCTTTTATAGGCACTTCTAATATAAATGGATATGTTGCTCCGTAGAATGTCTGAAAGCTCTTATTCGTCAGCAAATGACTCCATAAGCCACCTTCTTCGTATGATGCCGGGAAGTTTATTCCTGTCTGGAAATATTGTTGCTGTTCTATATAATAGTCAGGACAGAACGAATAATAAGAAATCCATTCTTGCTTCAGACACGAATATCCGATAGTGAACGACACGTCTTTAAAATACTGTTCGTCTTTTAAAGATATTTCCTTATCGTTTGACAGTACCTCTGTTTCATTGTACAAGAACCTTCCACCATCATATTTGTAATATGCCGGGTTCTTAACAGGTATATAATCTTTTTTAGTGATAAGTACCCTCTTATACCTGTTATCCCATCCAAGAGACAGACCAAGACCGATAAATTTATTGTCTGTATCTTCTTCTGTCATCTCTGTGCCGGTTAAGATGTTGGTTATTCCGTATCTAAGAATCTTAAACGGAAGATGACGCTTGAGCCAATGCCTGATACCTACACTAAGTTCCTTGAGATTACGTCCGTTCGGATCGGTCATAAATACCTGTGCTCTTTTAGTATCTACCCAGAAGTGACCAAATTCTGAACTAATTATTTCAGTGCTCTGGGTTCCAGAATAACCAAGGTCGGTCGTGTTGTACTCCAGAGGCCGGGACGCAAACAGACCGCCGGTGCCCATCTCAGCCTGCCCTGGGGAGGTGCGCTCCTTGATTACGTCTATGGCGTTATGGAGTGAAACCTGGTCCTCGAACCTGACAAGGATCTGATCAGATTCAATACGCTTCATGTGAATAAGCTTACCGTTGCTGGTTGGGAACTCATGATAGTCCATAGGCTTGTACGTTAGCCACGGATCTGTTTGACTGTTTTCAGATACGTCAGCCCTACTCCATATAACACCATTAGGTCGCTGGTAAGCACAATCATAAAAACGACGTTCGTATGTTGCCGGCAATACATTAGGTGTTAATGTCATTCTTGATGAATAGATAGGACTTATCTTGTAATCATTGTCCCTATGGATAGATACGTTCTTTTCTTGTGTCCACCAAGCAAAATCACCATGAGCCGGATAAAACCATTCATGAGGCTCTACTCCTTCTAATCGGAAATTGCAGTTTATTTCCGATTCTACAAGGAATTGAGGAATACCATAAGACCACAAATAGAATCTACCATCCACGTATTTCTTAGCCTCGTTCTCACCATTTAAATTATACAAACTTTTTCTATTTGGATAAAAAGAATACGTTCCTTTGCTTGATGATGTCCAGCTATTAAAGCGTTCGTTGTCAGTATACTCAAGCATATCTTCTCCAGTATCGTAATTAACGAAATACTTAGGGAATCCAACATTCCGGTAATCATTGTAAGCAAATGGTATCATATCTCCTATACCAAAAGCAGTATTATAAAAAAATGGGAATTTTCGCTTCATGGAAAACCTCGATATGTAGGTGTCACCACCAAACAAAGGTTGCTTCCCTCCTTGGAAGAATCCACATCCTCCTACTGATATCCATTTTATGTCTTCTATAGCTCCATACTGATCGGGCCTGTACCGCATAAGCTTCATATACGGAGAACAGATATAAGACAACATCTTCGTCCTTTCAAAAGATTCTTTAGATCCGGCATCAGAAGCCATGATAACAGGGTCATGGATACGACTTGTATCATATACCTGGGCCTGCATAGGATACGATACAAGATACTTTGAATTTAAGATGCTTGTATCAGGATCCTTTTCTCCTGGATCTCCAAAAGATAAGAACATGGAAGATTCTCTATCTATGTTATTTACAAACAAGAAATCTTTTGAAGCGTTTTGGTTATCATCACCCATATCTTCTCCAGTAACCCAAGATGATGTAGTAGACGGATCGGATATGGGGTACATACCTGATTTAAGACTCTTGGTGTTAGCCAATCCTCTTAATCTGTTTTGCTCATATGGAGCCGTATCATCGAAGCCCATCATGCTATTATAGTAACCTACAGATGTATAATAAAAAGCATGATTCCTTCTTGGGCCATTGTTTATGAATGTCGTAAGCCAATCATATCTGTACTTACCATACAATACCGGTCTTTTAGCAAGCGTATCAGATATGGTGGCAATCATTGAAGCAAAGATCATCGCCATATTGATATTGCCTATAACACCTATATACGCAGACGTAGAACGGTTCATAAGCTCTTCTGCTATCTGAGAAGCTATGGTGGCCGTGGATTCGATGTTGGCTAATGTGGCCGCCATCTTATATGATTGTTTTCCTAATATCGTCCATTTGGGATGATCTTCAACCTCATCAAAGTTTCCTACAGACATTCCCCTTATAAAACCTTCTATAGCTACCTCCGTAGGAGTCTCAGGCTTATTGAAATAAATATCAGGAGAACTAAATGCATACCATACGTTTCCTCTTCTGAAAAATGGGTGGGTTATAAACGATACCCTTTTTTCAGTTGCGTAATTAAAAGAGTCATCCGATAAATCATTATACGGATAATTAGGATACAGATTAAGATTCGAGTTTTGACCTGAATATTTGTACATGTCATAAGCTATCCCGGTAGCTATAACAGAACGATTAAGACGTCTGTCACCTCTATATATCTCATAGCCTGTAACCATATCTCGCTGCTCTTTGGTTATCAATCCGGAATCTACAGCAAAATCAAGGAAGACGTTAATCATATCCTCGTCTACTAATATTCCTATAGGATAAATATCGGAAGGAACATCATAAGACCTAACATCCCGGTTCATGAAAAGCATATGATCGTTGTCCGGGAACTTATAATGCCGGATAGGTTGTTGGCAAAAGACGGTACTGGTATCTACCGTACCATATTTATGACCTTTAAAAGACATCATTCCCTTATCATCCGTAGAAGGGGAACCGTAGTATTCAGTAAGCTTGGATACGATATTATCGTAAGCTTTCTTGGAATTGCCTTCATAACCATGATCACTTATCTTAACCTTACTACTGTCATACAGTTCAAAATTAGCAGGATACTTCTCAGACGATTCCCAGTAAGCAAAATCACCGTACTTATATTTTCTTGGAGCGCAATTTATGGGGCGATCCCCGCATATCGTACACTGGCTGGCGTATTCTACTGTGGCCCTTAACGATATTTCTTTTGCCCGTACATTTATCCGGTCTATTTCCTTTTCTCTGATACCAAAAATATAGGGGTATATAGTTTTACCAAGGACGTAAGATGTACCCACCAAACCTCTTGACGGATTCTTACTGTTCTCCTCTTCTCCATCGTCTTTAACCTTACAGAAATCAATTTGTCGGACAGTAAAAATCCAAGGGCATGATACGATAGGGCAGTCTATGGCTACATACAATCCATCAGGGTACTTATCGAAGAAAGATTCGCCTATGTGCCCAAAGTAAGGACGGGATGCTCCAACAATAACATAATTATCGCCTTCATCCATAATCTTCTCCCAATTAAAGTTGAGATCATCCTTATCTATCTTCCTATTGCTTCCTTTGTATCTTGGATCTAATGATTTCCAGAAAGAAAGACGGACATATTGTGTGGACACAGCATCCATAAGACCATCTATTTTACCCAAAGATTCCAGATAAAGAACTTTGTCCTTGGCCGGGAAATCAGGATCATCCCATTCTTTAGGTCTTGTAATATGAAGGAAACGGGCGTTACGAAGCACGCATTTCGTAAACCTCCATACCAATAACTCTGATGTAAACATCGTAGAACCTTTAACATCTTCAGGAATAAGAGCACCTACGTTATTGTCAGCCGAATTAGCATAAGAATCCCATGTCCATCCATCTCCGTAATCTCCTTCTGGTACGTAACCGGTATCAAGGAAATTATATGAATAATCATCTATCTTTTTCTCTATCTCAGGCCAGGTGTCCCTTATCAGGGCTCCAGGCGCTATCCTTGACCTGTAGGCGTCGTTGTGGATAGTGCTCGAAGAACGTCCGGCACGCCAATCTGGAAGGCATCTTCCATTAAAACAAACCTTCCCCTCTTCATCTTCTTTATCGTTATTCCACACATCATTCATAAGAAGGTATGCTCCAAGAAGTGTAGAAGATGACTGGAATGAGTTATAATCGCTTCTGGCAACAGTAGGATTAAGACAAGGCTCTTCTATAAAACATCCGCAAGTACACGGCATAGAATCCAGAACATAAATAGCTTCGGCTATAGACTGTAATATAACAGACGGTTGTAACAGAGAATCATATACAGCACACGCCTTAGTCCCATCATCACCCGACCAGTATCCAGCCCAATGACCGCCATCTTCATCATCGGCAAAGAAATACTTGTCCATAAACTCTATCATTTGTTCCTGGAGTTCCCAGTTGAATAAAACAGAATACTTATCCTGCTTTTCACCGCCGGTAGTATATAGGTAGTCGGTAGATACGTGTTCCATATCCTCAAGCTCCTTATACGTATATTCTTCACGGAAACCCACAATACGATCTACCGGAGCTGTAATAAGCGAATACTGGCGGTGCGCATCAGTACACTCGGCTCCAAACTCAGGAGCCTCGATACCATCTATAGCTTCTTTTTGTTCCTCCGTATTAGGATCGTCAGGGTCTCCGTAGCTGTTGAATATATCGCATATTTCGTTGGCAGCAGCATTATTAGGTTCTTCTGTAGCGGTATTACATGCGATGTCTTTTATATTAGATGAAAAATAATTAATCACCTCATCTATTATAATCTGACTTCTGAATGTAAAACTAACGTTTGTATAAGTTTTAAAATCATTTTGCAATGTTATGGTTTGACCGATAGTAGCCGGATTCTTACATTCTTCTTGTCCGGTTTCTTCATCATCAAAATCCTTCGGATCTCCTGCCGTATTATAATACTGCCACTTGAATTTACGCTCTTGCCCTGAACAAGGTGGAGCATATTGGTTTATGGACTTATATACCCTATCGGTATCCTTATTTTCTATTTCTGCCGCAGCATCTTTATAAGGGGGAGGTATTAACACAAATGCTGGAGTTTTGTAACCGTTGGAGCACTTAAAAGAAATAGCAAACGGATACACTTCATTTCTCATATACCCCACATACAATGAACAGGCATTACCATCCTTATACAGATCTTCGTGGGCTACCGATGCCTGCCATTGAAGGAAGTGTCCCATGAGGGAAACTACAGGCTGTAAATTCCATTCTTTTTCCGCCGTAAGACCATATTGAAGAAGACGATTCCCGACAGCCACAATCCCCCTTGATGTGTTATACACAGGTTTTTTCAAGGATATGTGTTCGAATGTAGTACGTTTGTTATTAAGATCCGAATAATACAATATAGTCTTTTCTGATACAGGATGGATACCTTCTACAAAGTAATCAACAACCGGTTGAGTTTCTCCGTTGTATCCTACTGTATTTTGAATGACAACAACCTTAAAATATTCAACTTGACGATCTATGTTAGATACGACGAATCTAATACCTAAATTAGTACGTTCTCCCCATTTGCCATCTTTTTGAGTAATATACTGTTCATCGAATATAGGGACAGGATTAGTAGGATTAGAATAACTTCCAAGCTCGTTTCCAAACTCGTCACAAGGAGCCACAGTAGCCTGGTAGACGCCTGAGCGCAGACTGCCCCCGTACTCTATCTGAGCCGGCTCTATGCACATGGGTTTGAGTAGCGGAAACACCCTAAGTTTCTCACATGCCAGAAAACAGCCATTCTCCTGCATGAACTTTTTCCTATCGTATTCTTTATCACATATCTTATACCCATGATAATGATACCATATATCACCTTCATCATCAGGAGTCAGGGCCTTATCTACAATAACATACCTGGGAGGATTATAATCGTCAGTCCAGTAAATGCATTTCCCACATTTCTCTGTCTTTATTTCTATGGTTTTTATAGGATGATAGATAGAGAATTTAAGGCACGGATCTTGCTCGTTGTCTTCCAGCAAAGTTTTCATGCCAGAACACAACGACTCCGATCCTTCTACCATAGATTCTATATCGGAGTCGGATAAGATACTTGTATCGGATTCAGGCTTGAAATAAGTTATTTTAGATACGCCTGTTTCAGGATTTGTTATAAAAAAATAGATATTGCCTGAAGTAAGATCATTCTTGTAACCAATAACTTTAAACCCATCGAAATCAATGCATTTAAGGTTACTGTGCTCATTAGATCTCATCCCAACATTACCGTCCTCGGATTCGATGTTGGCATTCAAGGCAAACGTATAATGCTGATCCGTAAGACTCGACGGATGCAGATCGCGATTCATGCCTGTTTGAGGAATCGCTATGTTTCTGTTATCTTCTGATGCCATCTTTGTAACTGTTTGTCACAAAGATAGCAAAAGAAGAACTAACTCACACAACAGAAGCTACTGGAATAACAAAACCTTGCGCCATAGCTTTATGGTAGTCTCCTGTTAAATAATTATTGTTAAGGTGATTATATACAACTTTACACCACAAATATACCGAATTGTTTTTATTTATAAATAATAATTCCTACATTTGTGGTGTAAAGTGCTATATAGTCACATATCTTTTACCCCTAATCAAAACAGTACCATCACCGCCGGTTCCTTCCGAGCCGCATCCGCCTCCTCCGTAACCACCACTTTTTCTTTTTTCTCTTCCGATTCCACATCCTTCATCATAATCGGATTCACCTCCCATACCACCATACCTATTTCTATCAGCTCCACCACCTCCGGCATTTCTTTTACCCGTCGGTTCTCCAAAATCTCTGGTTGTATATCCTTGACCTTTTCCTCCTCCATATTTCGTTCCAGGTAGGTGATATATCCCATCACTGTCTGTTATTCCAGGGGCATCAGATCCATCCGATCCAGCGTAAAACTCATAACCTGATTGATCTACAGATCCTCCACTTCCACCATTTCCTCCAGTATAAGGACCACCTGTAGAGTTTTCTCCGTTAAGAAGACCATTACCAGAAGGATTTCCACCCTCTGCTCTGTAAGATGAGTTCATAAATTGAGAGAATCCTCCCTTCTCAGGATAGCCATAATACAAACCTGCTCCACCTTTTCCTACTATGATATTAATTTCTTGACCTGGTGTTACAGATATTTGAGAACCTTGTTTTATTCCTATATTGTTTCTTTTGTAAGTCTTGGTATATCCACTTCCGGCGCCAGAACCGTTTCCACTTCCACCACCTCCACCAACAAGAAAAACATCTACTTCCGTGCATCCTGCCGGCACTACCCATGTGTAATCACCGGCCGGATAAAACCTTATAAGAAAGTCCTCAAGCTCCCTATTTTTATCAAAAAAACGACGCCTCATAATATATCAGGAATTACCCCCCCCTATATATAATAACTTATTGTAAATCATATAATTATATTTAATATAGATAATCAA